CATCTGCCTTGGCTGGGGCTGGTCTGTTGGCAAGCGGCCTGACCCTCAACCAAGCGCTGAACATTACGGCCTACACGGTCAGCCAGACATTGACCTCTGCGGCCCGGGCGCAGTTCAACGTGTGGAACGGTGGAGTCGGCTCATTTACCCTGCCGTCTGCGGCATCAGTTGGAAACAACTGGTTCACCATTTTCCGCAACAACGGATCTGGCATATTGACGCTCACGCCAATCGGCACTGACACCATTGATGGCAATGCAAATCAGCAACTGCAGTTGACCGAATCGCTGGTGCTGGTATCGAATGGATCATCCGGCTACAACTCGTATGCCTATGGCCGCTCCAACCAGTTCGCCTTCACGCAGTTGACCCAAACAGTCACCGGCGGCACATTGACTCTCACGTCTGCCCAAGGCTCCAACATCATTCAGGAGTACTTTGGCACGCTGACATCCAACCAGATCGTCATCTTGCCCTCGACTGTGCAGTTGTATTCCTTGCAGAATGCAACGACTGGTGCATACACAATGACGTTCAAAACGTCCGCAGTTGGCGGCTCAACTGTGGTTGTTGGCCAAGGCCAGACCGCATTTGTGGTGTGTGACGGCACCAATGTGTACAGCACGACATCAAGTTCTGTTCTGGCACCAACGACTCTGACTCTTTCACCGGGTTCTGTGAGTACGCCGTCGATTAACTTCACCGGCAGTACCAGCACCGGCATGTATCTGCCAGCGTCCAATCAGCTTGGTCTCGCCATCAACGGCGTTCAGCAATTCCTTTTGACGTCCAGTGGCCTGACGGTGGCAAGTGGCATCTCTGGGGGCACGTTCTAATGACAGCGAAGGTCATCCAGCTACAGGTTTTACCGGGCATCCAGCGTGATGGAACGCAGTTTGCGGCCCCAACCTATGTGGATGGGGAGTGGGTGCGCTTTCAAAACAAACTGCCACGCAAAATAGGCGGTTACAAGGGCATCTTTTTGAATGCCAGCGGCATCTCTCGCGGCATGACCATGACCTCTGTCAACGGCCTGAACTACGTGGTTTCGGGCTATAGCCTTGGCCTTGAGCAGTGGTACACCGACAACGACGATGGCGTGGGCTACGGCCCGGTTTCGTATACGATTCTTGGCGGCGTGGTCACACTGCAGATCGTCAACAACGGTGGCGGCTCATATGTCTCTGGCACCTACACCGGTGTCACGCTGACCGGCGGCACGGGGTCTGGCGCGAAGGCGACTATCGTCATTACATCAGGCTCAATCACCAGCGCAACGATCACAACTGCAGGCACTGGGTATCAGGTCGGCGACTTGCTCAGTGCGTCTGCGGCGTCTCTTGGCGGTCTGGGCAGTGGCTTGTCCTTGCTGGTGTTGCAGAACACCATATGGACTGGCGGAAGCAGCACCCTCTGGCAGTTTGACATCGGTTATGACTCAACCGGCGGCTCGACCAACAACTTGGTGGCCCACCCCGGGCAGAACCTGACTGCCATCGACTCAACGGTAAATTCACGCCCCCTGTATGGCGCTTTCCCGGGCACGTCCCTAACCCCGGTGGGCATCTTTACGCTCACTAGTTGCTACCTGAACGGGAGCACCATTGCCATCAACGGCACCAACTACCTGATCGGCATTGGCCAGACCGTGTCCGGCACCGGCATCACGGCAGGAACCACTGTCACGGCTTCTTCGGTGAGCGTCGGAGCGGTGTTCTTGGGCTATATGTCTGGCACCACATTGACTGTCACGGCGGTCACCTCAGGGGTGCTGGTGGTCGGCCAGACCATCACAGGTGCATCTGGGGTCACTGTGACCGCAGGAACGACCATTACAGCCCGGGGAACTGGCACGGGCGGGGTAGGCACCTACACCATCAACAACTCGCAGACAGTGGGCGGTACGACCAACCTGTTGCAGTTTGGCGGCAGTGGCACCACCTTGGTCACAACATCGGCCTCCATGACCACCGGCACGGTCGATGTCAGCTTTGACAACAACATCAGCGTGTCTGGCGGCGTGGTGATGCTCCACCCGTACCTGTTCGTGTATGGCAACAACGGCCTGATCCAAAACTGCGCCGCTGGCAACTTCAACGACTGGGTGTCGTCGGACGCCAACGCCAACAACTTGTCCACAGGCAAGATCGTCAAAGGCCTGCCTGTGCGAGGCGGCACGACCTCTCCCGCCGGTCTGTTCTGGTCGTTGGATTCCATCGTCCGAGTGACCTACACCCCGTCCACAGTCAATGGACTGAACTTCTATTGGAAGTACGACCTGATCACCAGCCAGTCGTCGATCATGTCGTCGTCGTGCGTCATTGAGTACGACGGCATCTTCTACTGGATTGGCTCCGACCGATTCCTGTCGTACAACGGCGTGGTGCAGGAAATCCCAAACAACCTGAACCAGAACTACTTTTTCGACAACCTGAACTATGCCCAGCGCCAAAAGGTCTGGGTAACAAAGGTTCCTCGATGGGGCGAGATCTGGTGGTTTTACCCCAAGGGAGACGCCACTGAATGCACGGACGCCATCATCTACAACGTGCGCGACAAGACATGGTACGACGCCGGAGAAGCCCCCGGAGCGCGTCGTTCTGCCGGGACGTTCTCCGAGGTGTTCCGCAAGCCTATCTGGGGCGGCAACGTGGCCAACACGACCGGCAAGTACACCCTCTGGCAACACGAGTCTGGCACGGACGAGGTGTACACCACCAACGTCAACGCCATCCGTTCCTCGTTTGAGACTAACAACTTGGGCTGGGTCACTGGTGGCCCGGGAAACCCGCAACTGTCTGGCGACAACCGCTGGTTGCGTCTGGAGCGCGTCGAACCCGATTTTGTGCAGAGCGGCGACATGAACATGTACGTGACCGGCCAAGGCTATGCCGATGGCGAGGTGCAGACATCAGCGCCCTATGTGTTTTCGCCCACAACCCTTAAAATTGACCTGCGTGAGCAGCGCCGCTTGTTGCGTTTGAAGTTTGAGTCAAACACATACAACGGCGACTACTACATGGGAAAGATCCTGCTGAGTGCAGAGATTGGCGACGAACGCTCCACAGGCAATCCGTAATGATCCCAAAAACAGGAAAAGAAGCTCGTGCGCTAGGCGTTCCTCGCTATTTCACGGGGATTGCTTGCAAGCGAGGCCATCTATCGGAACGATATGCCGATGGCGGGCACTGTGTGGAGTGTGACAATCAAAGATTGCGCCCGGAAGGTCAGCACAAGCAAGCCACAAAACGGTATTACGATGCCAACAAAGAAAAGTGCTTTGCTGCAACAAAAGTCTGGAAAGAAAAATCCGGCATGGGCTACGAGTACACAAAACGCTCTAGAGCAAAAAATCCCAGTTTGATGCATTTTGCAAATGCAAAAAGACATGCGGCCAAGATGAATCGAACGCCCGCATGGCTAAATGCCGGGCATTGGCTGGAGATAGAAAGCGTTTACAAGTATTGTTCCGCATTGAGAGTTGTGGGGTTAGACTACGAAGTCGATCACATAATTCCATTGCAAGGAAAGTTGGTTTCAGGCCTTCATGCGCCATGGAATCTTCAGGTATTGCCTGCCTCTGAAAACGCATCCAAGGGAAATCGAGTATGGCAATAACATACGATCCTCGCAACATGGAATGGGACTTCTACTGCAGTCTGATGGCAGAGTTGTTCTCAGGAAACCAGATCGGTACAGTGCCCGAGGATCAGTGGCGCGAGTGGGTGGATGGCATCAACGGCATCGGGTTCTTTGTGCAGTCTGCTATCCCCGACCAGCGCACATGCGAGACATGGCAGGAGTGGGCCGAGCAGATGGTTGGCATTATGTCGATTGTGGCTTAAAAAATGGCATCTACTGATACAACCACATATGACCTTTCTTGGATCAATAATGGTCGAGGGTTGTGGAAAAACCCATACACAGGTGAGGTGGTATGGAACGGTTCAACTCCGCCATCAGAAGCGCTTGTTAAGCCTTCATACTCTTCAGTTGCAGATCAAATCATGGCCCAAGGTCTTTCTGGCCAATGGCAAGGTCAGGGGTTTGGCTCGGCGTATGGAAATGCCATGGACATGGCAAAGATTCTTTCTGGAATCGGCATTACTGACATCAAGCAATTTGGAGAGATTCCAACATACACGCCTGTTCAAATGCGGTATGTGTACCAAGGAGAAACAGCAAAACAAAACCCCGATGGCACGTTTTCTGTAGATATTCCTGTAAACCCAGATTCAGATTATCCAAGCTATCAAACTGTTACCGTTCCAGCAAATGCAGTCACAAAACAATATGGAACAACCCAGACTTCTGGGAATTACGATGCGTTTGTCAGTGAATTTGTTCCTGTAGACCCTTCAAAAGTCACCACTCAAAATGGGCAACTTGTTGCGCAAACAGGCACAACCTATGGGAACAAAGAAACAGGGCAGGTTGTCCCCAACACCTACAGCGAACGCCAGACTGGCAATGCTTGGGGTGGGACTTATGCTGGCGAAGGTAGCACTGGATACCGAGTCCAATTTGGCCCGGACGGCACGCCTTATTTTTATACCACGTATCAAGACACCAGTGACAAGGCAGATTTGCTTCCTCTTTTGGCGGTTGCTGGCGCGGCACTGACTGGTGGCACAAGTCTTGGTTTGCTTGGCGCAGAAGGCGCAATTGATGCAGGGGCAGGATTTTTACCAATTGGTGGAACTGCTGGGACTGCACTTACACCTGCAGCAATTGAATCGGGACTTGGGACTGCGGGTTATGGAGTTAGTCAAGGCGCACTTGCATCCGGTCTTTTTGACGCATCAACAATAGGCGCGGGTGCTGGCGCTGCTGCTGGCGTGGGTGCTCTTGATGCGGCAGGCGCAGGGGCGGCAGGTACAGGAACTGCAAGCGCAGGGGCCGCGACAGGGTCTAGCGCTGCGGCAGGCTCCGGCGTAGTGGGTACATCTGGCCAATCATTGGCCATGAAGATTGGTACATCGCTGGGCTTCAGTGATCCTCTCGCGGCTAGGGTGGCTGGTAATGCTCTGTTGCAAGGCTCATTGTCTTCGGCCATGGGCGGCAACTTCGTCACCGGCGCAATCACGGGCGGCATCATGGGCGGGTTCCCTGCCCAGCAACTTGGCTCCATGGTCACTGATGGTCTGGCAAAAGTAGGTATTGACCTGCCTGTTGGCCAACTGGAACAAAAAGCTATTGGCAATGCCATCTATGGGACATTGCTCAATGGCGGTGATGTGAGCAAAGGCATCACCAACGCCATCGCAATGTATGGCGGCGAGAAGGTGGCTTACTCCGACACGGTGAACAACTGGCTCAAAAACAGTGACATCACCGGCGCGGCAGCATCCGCAATTCGCGGCGGCTTGGCCGGGGGCATTACTGCCGGGATCAAGGGCCAAGACATTCTGACGGGCACGGTCTCTGGTGCTGGTGCGTCTGCCGTGGCCACATTGGCCAAAGACTATTTGGTGTCGAAGGACATGGATCCGGCCAAGGCGGAGTCCCTGTCAAAGTCAGCCGCCGCATTTGCAGCGGCCAAACTGTCTGGCCAATCTGACCAAAATGCCTACATCGCCGCTGTTCTAGCTGGTGGTTCTGCGGCCAATGCACAGCAGGCCGTCAGCGACATCAACAAAATTTCCATAGCCAAACTTGGTGATCAAGCTGTCATTCAGTCCAGCCTCAGTGCTGATGCCCTGCAAAAGCAACTTGAGGCGGCTCCGATTGAAGAGAATGCCGCTCCGACACTCAACACCGGGACGGGCACAGATGTACCCCCTCCCGGAGGATTGCCAGAGGTTGTAGGCAGTTCTGGCTCGTCGTCAGGTTCTTCGGCGGGTTCCTCGACTTCAGAGTCGCCATTGTCAACTGCTGACACCACAAAATCAGCAGATGCGACAACCGGCAAGTCTGGCTATTACGACGAAGTCACTGGCAAGTTCATTGAATCCCCTCTTGGCGGTCTACCGGCACCATTGACAAATGAGACATCTGGCACTGGCACCGTTGGCGATTACACCAATGTGCAGAAGTTTGATGACGGAAGCACGATCATCACCGACAAAGATGGCAACATCATCGGGTCTACTCCTGCCACAATTCAGATCAACGATACCGGCGCAAAGGTTGAGGCGTCTGCTGGTGCCGCGCCTGTTACAGCAGGGTCTCAGCCGCCACCTCCACCAGTAACCCCAGCGGCGGCAAAACCGCCTGCAACTCCGTCTGGCGGTCTCCCAACGACATCTGGCGGCGGGTACAAAGACCCAACATTCACCGTCACCCCGCAGTTTCTTGCGGCGGCACCTGTGACTGGGTCTCAATCACAAGAAGGGCAGGAAAAATTGCACCAACTATTCTCATCCCTTACCCCTGCCTTGGCTGCGGTCATGGCAGAGCGCGGCTTTGCCCCCAATCAACAACCGCAACAGATCAAGACGCCCAGCTTTGAAGAGCAAGCGGCCATGTACGGCTACAGGCCTGATGCACCCGAGTTTTTTGCTGGCGGCGGCGGAGTTTCAACTGGTCAAAAACTTTTTGATGAGACGCAGAATTTGATGAACAGCATGGCTCCAAAATTCACCGTAAAACCGGGAATGTTGGAGGCTGCTCCAGTGCAAGAAATGAAGTCCCGCCTGTCGGGCCTCACACACCTTGCACAAGGCCCACTGAAGGCCGCAAAGCCCCTTGGAGGGCTTGCCCATGGTGGACTGCCAGACAAGTACTCTGAGGCCGCTCCAAGGGGCCATAAGCCCGAATTCATCACCGGCCTGACTGGGTACTATGCTCAGGGCGACGGCACCGGCCAGTCTGACGACATCCCCGCCATGCTCCATGATGGCGACTATGTGATGGATGCCGAGGCTGTTTCCGCCCTTGGGGATGGCTCCAGCAACGCTGGGGCGCAGGCTTTGGCCAAGTTCCAGCACGCCGTCCCTCACCGCGATGGTGGGCCGGTCTATGGACGCCCTGTCGCGGCCAAGATCGCTGATGGCGAGTACGTGTTCCCGGAAGCATTTGTCACAGCGCTCGGGGGCGGCGACAATAGGCGTGGGTCACACATGCTTGACGCTATGCGCGAAGAGTTGCGGGAGCACAAAAGATCCGCTCCCAACAGTAAAATTCCTCCAAAGGCGAAAAGTCCTCTTGACTACCTCAGGATGGCGAAAGGTTAAAAAATGGCAAACCTCCTGCAAAGTTCAGAAAGTTCGGCAACAAAAGCGCCGGATTACTACAACACGTACCTAAGCGACCTTGCGACAAAGGGCGCTACGGCGGCGGGTAATGCCCAGTACATTGGTGCGCAACCACTCCAGCAACAGGCATTTGACCAAGTGGCTGGTGCGGCTTCTGCCTACAAGCCTACGCTGGAGTCCGCAGGGAACACCCTGCAGTCGGCGGCAGACTACACAAGCCCCCTGAGCGCGGCTCAAAGCTACCTGCAGTCGGCTGAAATGAACCCGGCGCAACGGGCATCTGGCTACATGAGTCCATATGTGGCCAACGTGGTCAATGCCATCGGTGATGCTGGCCAGCGCAACATCATGCAGAACTTGGCACCGCAGGCCACCGCAGGCGCTGTCGGATCTGGCCAGTTTGGCTCCAAGCGTGGTGCCGAGGTTCTTGGCCAGACCATTGCCAATGCCAACAAGGACATCCAGAACCAGCAGTACCAAGCCCTGAACAGCGGCTACAGCGATGCCTTAAAGACCGCCATGGCGCAGAACCAACTGGAAAGCCAGTTGGGTAGCACTGCAGGCCAGCTTGAGTCCTATGGCCAGCAGAACCTCACAACTGCAGGCAAGGCCTTGTCCGATTTGGCATCGACCAACCAGAACCTGAGTCTGGCCGACATCAATGCCCTTTCCACTTTGGGTGGCCAGCAACAGACCATCCTGCAGAATCAACAGAACTACCCTCTGACCAACCTGTCCACATTGGCTGGCATGCTTCGTGGCTACAACGTGCCAACCACAACCACGAAGACCGCAACAGGCTCTCCGCTGTCAGCGCTGGCCACCATGGGTTCTATTGGTAATGCCGTTACCAACGGCGCTCTGGGAACTTTGTTGGGCGCAAAATTGACTGATTATTTCAATGGAACTGGCGGCAATACAGACACGACTTCCACTGGAAACACATATGGCAATGCTTCAAACGCTTGGGTGCAAGATCAATCGACTCAGATGCCCAGTTTGAATCCCGCTAACATTGATCCTAATGCAGGTTGGAGTATCTAATCATGTTCGGAACAAAATCACCACTGTCTACATCTGGCCCTCCCGAATTGGATGTCAAGCCTGTAAACATCATTGGACAGATTAACCCTGCCGGTCAGGAAGAGCCTGAAATCAGAGATGCACAGCAGGCTGCTCTTGAAGCCCAATTGAAGTACGCCAAGTCGCTTGAAGAGCGCTATGCCCAGCCTAATTGGTACAGAATTGCTGCGGCCTTTGCAAAACCACAGCTTGGTGGCTTCATAGCGTCGCTTGGCTCTGCGGCAGATGTGGCTGGTGAAAATCTTGAAATGCAACGTGCAGTTGCTCCGACCATTGAAAGAATGCGTGCTGAAGTTGCCGCTGGTCAGGCTGGCCTGTCTCAACGCAACCTGCAAGAACGTCTTTCAAAAGAACTTGATTCTGAAGGATGGAAAGATCCTGTCAAGATGATGAGGGCATATCGCCTTGATCCGAAATCTGCAATTGGTGAAGCAATTGCAAAAAATCCAGCATTCCAACAAGAGCGACGAGCCGAAACTGGGTTCAATATTGGGCTGCAAGAAAAATTCTTGGACAAGCCTGCATTGATTACAGAGGATCCCGTTTACAAAAACATTTCCCCAACGCAAAAAGATAAAGAAGAGCATTTGAGAAATTTAAATGCTGTTGTGCCTCCCGGGGTAGATCCTAAGGCGTGGGCAACAATGCCCTACACAGATCGCCTTAATGCCGTTGCAAAATTCCAAGATGAAAAAGCAAAACAAGGCTTGTCAGAAGGAACAGCATTTGGCATTGATGCTGAACGCGCACACAATGTCATTGACCAGCTTGCAGATCTTCGGCAGTTGGCTGCTGACAAGTCTTTGGAACCGGTGTTCTCATTGGCGAAAAATGGCGACATCTTCTCCATGGTACGCGCTTACATGAACAAGAACCCGGGCAGTCCAAACGATGCAATTGAAGGTCTCGTTGAGGCCGCAATGAAGAATGTCCAGAACCCCGACAATGCCACACGGGCAAAAGTTGATAAGTTGGTCAAGGGCATTTATTCACTTGAAATGCGCTTGCGCGGCTCCACCATCAACCCAACAGATGCGGCATCTGCTTTGGTCGAAGCTGCCTCTCCGAGTCTTTCAAACTCCAAAGGAGGCTTCATTGGCATTTTGGATCAATTGGCCCTCAATGCAAGCCGCGATATTGGAAAAGCAAAGCTGTATCACCAATTGCGGGAAAAAGGACTTGTTTCTGGGCAGGCCGCATTCAATGACGCCATGGAAGGTTATAGAAGTCAGATGCGGGATTTGTCTCGCCAGTACGCCACACAATACCCTTCGGAAAGTTTCCCTGAATGGTATGGCTTGCGCGGCAAGTCAGAAAAGAAAAATCCGCCAAATGCAGCGCCTGCACAGCAACCCTCCGCACGTCCAGCGTCTCAATCAAATGCGTCTAGTTCTCCGCCGGTTGTCATAGGTGATGACGACCCAAAATATAAAGCACTGAGCGCTGGCCAGCAATACATTTACAACGGCATGGTGCGAACCAAAAAGTAAGGATCAATCATGGCTATTGCTGATGATGAAGTTGTTGGCTCTGCCAAACCTCAAAATCCAACCGAGTTCGTCAAGGCCTATGGGGCTATTGCCGCCAAGGTTGGGCAAGAAATTGGCGTTGACCCTGCTGTGCTTTTGGCCAAGTGGGGCATGGAAACCGGGTGGGGGAAACACATCGTCGGTGAGCACAATCTCGGAAATATCAAGGATATGACCGGGCAGGGCAAGCGTGGGTATGACAAGCAAGAAAACTCCAATGACGCATATTTGTCGTTTGAAGACCCCGAGGGCTGGGCTAGGTACTACTCTGACTTTATCAAGCGTGGCTACCCCAATGCAATGAACACTGGGTCTGACATATCCAAGTTTGTCACTGGACTGTCCAATGGTGTTAATGGTTCATATTTTGGCCGCACAGACCCGCAAAAATATCAGGATGCCGTGTCGGGAGCGCATCAGCTTGCATCAAAAATTTATGGGGCACCGCAAGAACATTCTTCTGAAGGGTCTAATCCGGGTGTTGGCGTTCCTCCATTGCCATCTGCCAGCAATCCCGTTAATGACCCCAAAGGAAGTCCTGAACCGGCGGAAATCAGCCCATTTTTAGGCCTTATTCCGGGCGCAAAATATGGCTCCCTTGCGGGAGCCGGGTTAGCTGTTGCTGATGCCAAATTCAATGCCGCATCTGGCGTGAAAGAGGCTTGGGACGCTTTGCGCGGAAGGAGTGCTCCTACCGTACCAACTCCAGCCGCACCAACTCCAGTTACCCCTGTTGCACCGCCAGTAGCCATAGAGCCAAGAGTTGCAGCCGCTACACCTAAGCATGGAGGTGAAAACTGGGTCAAAGCATTAACTTCGGTTGACATCCCAGATGCTCAAATGAGCAAAGCAGATCTGGACACGGCAAAAGGCATGAAAACAGCCGTTGGTCGAGCCGGAGAGCCGGGGTTCACTGGAGGAACCATTACCAAAGGGGGTGTGATCATCACCCCCCAAGCGGCTGCTGAATTAGAAAAAAGAGTTTCAGAGTCCGAAAGGCTTGCAAATAATGCTCGGTTGATGCGTGAAGCAAAGGCCAGAATCGCAAATCAAGCAGCAGAACAGTCTAGGGCCGCTGAGGCCGCAATGCTGGCTCGTGGAGAGGCTCAAGCAGCGCAAGCCGCTGCACATGCGCCTGTCCCATCTTCTCCGCTTTGGCAGTATGCAAAGCGGTTGGCCAGCTTTCCTGTCAGGGGCGCTTTGGCGGGTGCTGGCGCTGGTTTTAGCGCTCTTGATTTCATGAATAGATACAACCGCAAAGATATGTCTGGAGCAGCGATTGCTGGCCTTGGTGGGGTTGCAGGCACCATTGCTCCATTCGTGGCAAGTGCAGGTGCTTTGCCTGCTATATCTATGGCCGCGCCCTTGTACCTAATGGCTGAAGACCGAATCAGATACCTTAAAAAGCATCCAGAGGCTCAGACTGTCTCGGAAGATATCTATGACCCCATGGGGAACATTCAAAGGTAACTTGATCACGACGGCTGTCTCCCCGCCGTGAACCCTGAGAGGGGTGATTGACCCCCCACTCACGAGGTGGGGGGTCTTTTTTATTTTGTTAATCCAATTAAAAAGCAGATCACAAAAACACAAAGAAAGAAGTGAATCATGCCTTGTTTCGGATCTGCTGGATGCGCTCGGCCACCAGATGGTTGACTGAGCGTGCCACTTTGATGCACTCGGTGCGCTCGGCCTTTGCAATTGCTGGGGCACCGGCCTTTACAAATGCGTTTGCCAAGGCCACCAAATCGTCTTCAAGGAAGTTGTAGTTCTCTTCCAAGGTCACCCCCCGGAAGGCCTCGCCGACCTGCTCAGGCGTCAATGTGATGTCTTCCATGGTCACCCCTTACCACCAGCCAAACCAAATACCCGTGCCATGGATATTGGCAATTGGGAAAATGAGAGCGCCTGCGATCAGGAACCCCCACGCAGCAATCTTGATGCAGACCACTACGTGGGTAACCCACGAAAGAAGGAGCCATCCTCCAATTGCAAAAATTAAGAGTTCGTCCATGGCTTACTCCACTCCGGGCAGTTCGTTCTGCTCGGCTTGTTTGTAGTTCTCCACCTTCGCGCCAGCGGCCAGCAATTCCACCAGATCGGTCTGAGACGCCACATGGGCGTGGATGGTTGCATTGGCCACATGGGCGATGGCTTGGGCTTTGCTGGCGGCGTTCACCAGACGGATGCCGCTCGGGCCTCCAACGACGTAAATACGGGACATATCAGACTCCAAATTTGTTTTTCAATTGCCAGAAGGACAGCAGGGCTTGGAACATCTTCCAGCCGCGCTGAAGGTCTTCTTCGCTCCACTCTTTGACCTTCACGAGGCCCGGGTAAGAGACGGAAGCGAAGACGTTTGCGCACCGTGCATTGGGCATACCCACGCCGACTCGATAGGCGGCAAGTTGCATCAGGTGCTCGTCGTATGCCGGGACATCGTCTTCGGGGCCAAACTCTTTCGTTTTGGCGTCCAGCATGATGCCCACGGGCGCGGACTCGTCGGGGCGGGTGAAGAGGTCAGTCTTCCCGCCAAAGCCCAGAGGGTGCGAGAACGAGATTTCGGTCTCCCACTTCTGGAAGGGATGCGTCTTGAAGTGCTCAAAAACAACCTCTTCAAACGACTTGGCAATCTCGTCATGCTCGACAGGGCGAACCCCACCGTACCATGCCTCAATCGACTCATGGACTCTCGTGCCGCGCTCTGCGGCGATCTTTGCGGTCGCTTTGGAGTCCAGCACCACCCGGTCGATGAATTGCTTCTCGGTCTCGCCCTCGACCTTTGGAAGGGTGAGCGCGGCCAGAAGCAATTGCTCGTTCTTCCAGACGTCCAGACCGGGCTTTGCGGCCACTTTGAGGATCGTGGTGACCGAGGGCACCAGATTCATCTTCCGGGCGTCCCTGAGGGTCGTAGGGCGGTCTGAGCCGTCCTTTGCCTTCACGGTGTACTGTGGCTTGCCGTCCTCACCGCGATACCAATGAACGGACTCTGCTGAACGAGCAATGATGGTAGTCATGCGCTCACCCCTTTCTTCTTCTCCCAGCGCTTTTTGGCAAGGTCGGATTGACGTTCGCGTTGCTCGGGCGTCCAGACCCGGCCCCGCTTTTTCTGGCCGATGGGCACGCCAAACAGAACTGGCTGCTCTTCAATTGAAACAACATGCTCTTGGAAGACCGGCGCAGAGATGATGTTGTCGATGGCCGACTCTAGACGAGCGATTCGGTCGAGCATGGACTGCTTTTCCGCTTTAGAAATAAACATGGTATTCTCCTGTTTTTAATACTTTTGTTTAAAAGGGGATGTCATCGTCTTCGTCAAATGCCGGGGCGGCTGGGGCGGCAGGTGCAGACTTGTTCAGTCGCTCCCACTCAGGGGTACCCATGATCTTTTTCTTCAGGTTGTCGCTGAAGGTCTCAAACATGGCCATGTCGGGTTCACCCAGCATGAAGATCTCGTTCTTGTTCACCGCAGTCGGCAGACCGGCCTGCTTGATCATGGACGGCACCGGGGTGATGCCGTTGACGTTGACGTACATCTTGCCGTCGTTGCCCTGCTTCTCAATCACATTGAGCATGCACCATGCATCCAAAATGGTCTTGAGGTCAAAACGGCGCATCTCCTCTTGCGAGAATGGCTTGCCTCGCCACGACTGCAAGTCGGCACGCAAATTGGCTTTGTCAGACCACGACAGGGTGTAGTTTTTGAACATGGCGAACGGGCGACCGTCCTGCATCTTCAACGCCTTGCCAGAGTCGTCTTGGCCGTGGATTTCCCAGCCCAGCATAATTTTGCGCAACATCTTGACTTGGCCAAGATACTCAGACTTTTGCGTGCCCAGATCAATGATCCGGTAACAACGAGCCAAGTGCAGGCCGGGGGGTGTGGACTCAAACGATCCACCTTTGTTTTCAACGAAAAAACTCATCAGAACCTCCAGATAAAAACGTCCGCAAGGACAACAGCAAGACCAACAACACACGCAAAAAACAGCATCTTGTCTTGAAAGTCGTAATCCATAACTGACTCCTAAAACCGGCAACATCGCCGTGGACGAACTATAACACAGAATTAAATCGTGCAACAACCTTGCTCAAACAAAAAGTTTTGTTAAACTGCAACCGCATGACACTGCTTGAATACTTCAGAGACGAACCGAGGGGAGCCAAGTCGGAGATGGCAGAGCACCTGCGCATCACGCCGACGTGGCTTTCCCTGATCATGCGCGGACAACGAAAGGCGTCTGCAAACCTGTGCGCACGCATCGAAAAAGCCACACAAGGGCTGGTGACGAGGGAAGAACTTCGCCCAGACTTGTACGGAAAACTTTGAGCGTGTTATAGTTTTCACATCGCTTGGCGGCGATTTTTTGGGTAAACCGAGGCCGGGATTCTGGCAGTACCCACTGCTCCGCCAACACCGCAAGGTGAGAGTCCCGACCTCGGTTTTTTTTTGGAGATGACAATGACAAGAATGGTAAAACTGGAGCACATTCGCCTTGATGGCGGCACGCAGTTTCGAGATCAGATTGACCAGAACACGGTCAAGCAATACACAGACTGCATGCGCAATGGCGCAAGTTTCCCCCCAATCCAATGCACCTACGACGGTGTGAATTACTGGATCTGGGACGGCTTCCACAGATACTTTGCGACCCAGTCCGTGGGCTTCAAAGAGATCTCTGTGGAGTACAAACCGGGCACCATGGAGGACGCGCAGGACTTGGCCCTGAGCGCCAACGGCAAGCACGGCCTGCCACGCAACAACGCCACCAAGCGTAAGCAGGTTGAGACGGCTCTGGGCATGGAGCGCCATGCCAACAAATCTGACCGCGAAATCGCCAAGCTGTGCGACGTATCCCATCCCTTCGTGGCTTCAATCCGAAGCCCTGAAGTCAAGGAGAAGCAGGCCAAGAACCGCGACGCATCTGCGGCCAAGAAGGTGGAATCGGATTCCATCAAGGTTAGTGATGTCGTGCCGAGCACCCCGGTGGAATCGGATTCCACGGACTCCAAGCCACCTGTCACGCAGGACTACGGCCCGGACGCTGAAGAACTCAAGGCCATGGAGTTGGCCGAGCAGTCCGACCGCGACACCATGCACAAGATGCTGGAGGCCGACGATGCCTTGGCCACTGCAGTCAAGGAAATCGAGCGCCTGAACTTCCTCAACGCTCAGATGGAGATCCGCATCGCGGCTCTGATGAACGAAAAAAATGCCGCCATCAAGATGGTGAAAGACCTTGAGAAGCAACTGAAGAAAGCCAAAAAATGACCGAAGTCCTAGCACAGCGAGTGTGTGATGATGGATCTACCTTTCCAACTCCACGCCCCTTCCAACTCGACGCCCATCAACAACTCCGTCAGGGGTTCCGCGATGGCCACAAGAACCAACTGATCATGGCCCCTACGGGGGCTGGCAAGACCTACCTTGGCCTGCGCATTTGCAACGAGGCCATGCAAAAGGGCAAGCGTGCCGTGTTCCTGTGCGATCGCACCACGCTGATCAACCAGACCTCTGCCGCCGCCGACGGGTACGGCTTGAGTGAGCACGGCGTGATTCAGGCCAACCACTGGAGACGCCAGCCCGACAAACTGCTCCAGATCGCATCTGCCCAGACCATCGCCAAGCGCGAGTACTGGCCGCAACTGGATGTGCTAGTGGTCGACGAGGCGCACACCCAGATGAAAGTCTGGACTGAGTTTGCCCAGACCACGCAAGCGGCTGTGATCGGCCTGTCGGCCACCCCGTTCTCGACAGGACTGGGCAAAATCTTCACCAACCTGATCAACGCCACCACCATGCACGAACTCACGCAGTCTGGCGTGCTGGTGCCCATGCGGATTTTTTCCTGCACCAAGCCCGACATGACTGGCGCGGCCACCGCCGGTGGTGAGTGGACGGACAAGGCCGCAGAAGAGCGCGGCATGGACATCGTGGGCGATGTGGTCACTGAGTGGATCAAGTTCTCCGAAGGCCGCAAGACCATCGTGTTTGGTGCCACCATAAAGCACTGCGAGGAGTTGGCCCAGCAGTTCATCAATCAGGGCATCATGGCCGCTGTGTTCACTTCGGAGACCACCGCCAAGGAGCGTGAAGCCCTGTTGCAGGACTACCGCCGCCCCGACAGCTACATCCGGGTGCTGATCAGCGTGGAAGCCCTTGCAAAGGGTTTTGACGTGCCTGACGTGGGTTGTGTGTGCGATGCCCGGCCACTGCGCAAGTCGTTGTCCACGGCCATCCAGATGTGGGGTCGTGGCCTGCGCTCGTCGCCTGAGACCGGCAAGAAAGACTGCTTCCTGCTGGACTTCAGCGGCAACATCATTCGTTTTGCCGAGGACTTCACCGACGTGTTTTTCAACGGGCTGGAATCGCTTGACTCCGGCGACAAGCTGGACAAAAAGATCCGCAAGGACGAGGACATCGAGGTGCGTGGGTGCCCCAAGTGCGGCTACACCCCGTTCCACAAGCGTTGCATGGCATGCGGCTACGAGCGCGTGCAGAAGAACGCATCCGAGGCACTGCCCGGGCACATGCAAGAGATCACCATCGGTGAGGGCAAAAACAAGAAGGTGCTGGCCAGCAACGCCGAGAACCTCTGGCACCAACTGGTGGCCTATGCCAAGATTCATAGCGCCCCTGAAAAGCAACAGGGCAGAGCGTGGCATTTATTTAAGAAGATCACCGGCCAAGAGCCGACATGGCGCTTCACCACCGCCCCGCAGGTCGAGATCTCTCGCCACACGTACAACAAGATCACGCAACTAAACATGGCGTGGAAGAAGGGGATGCAACGATGACATTCATTGACTTTGCACGCGCTCATGGCGTGGACATCGACCCGGGCAAGCTGTACGCATCCGACAAGATCCGCCGCACCGGGACGGTGGATAAGCCCCGCTCGGGCAACGGCGCGTACTGGTGGGACGGCAAGCGCGGCTGGGCATTCAACTGGTCTGGAGAAGCCCGGACGATTTGGTACGAAGACCCCAATGCCCAGCCATGGACAGATCAGGAAAAGCGCGACTGGATGCTCAAGCGCCAGACGGCCAATGCCCAGAAGGATCGCTCCTACGAGGTGGCCGCACAGAAGGCCGACATCATCCTGCGCTCGGCCAAAAAGTCCAAGCACAACTACCTGCACTTGAAGGGCTTCCCAGACCTTGAGGCGCTGGTGCTGGACGAGACCCTGCTGGTGCCCATGCGCAATGTCGTGACCAACAAGCTGCAGGGTTACCAGCAAATTTTTTGGAACATGGACGAGCGCAAGTGGGAAAAGAAAATGCTCACCGGAATGCGTGCCAAGAACGCAGTGCTGTTTATGGGCGATAGGAAGGCCGAGGAGGCGTGGTTGGTCGAAGGGTATGCCACAGGCCTATCCGTCCACGCCGCGCTCCGTAGCGCCGGTTTAAGCGCGTCTGTGGTGGTCTGCTTCAGTGCTGGGAATCTCGTGCAGGTGGCCGACCAGATCCCCGGGCGCAAGTTTTGTTTTGCGGACAATGACGAGAGCCAGACGGGCGAGAAGGCGGCAAAGTCTGCTGAATTGCCCTATGCCATGGCGGACACCGTCGGGTGGGATGCCAATGATCTGCACAAGGCCAAGGGGCAATACGCTGTGATGGCCAAGATCATGGAGTGCCGACTGAAATCCCTTGTACACTCCTGAGCCTCTGAGGGTCGTGCTGGTGGACTGAAAACACCAGCGCCAACACGCATGGGGATTGCAGCGATAGGCATGGAGCGGGTTTACGCTATCAGTCGCGGATCGGACAAGGCCTACTAAGCCCTAGCCCCTTTCCACGCAGTCCCCAGCCGTGTTGGTGGCGCAGCGGGTTAGCGCCGCTGTCTTCTGCTTGTGCATGAATTGCAAAAAACACTGCTTTATGTGGGCCACCAACTTCACCTATTGACAAAGTTGCCCTGACAGGCTTTTTCTGTAAAATGGCCCCAGCCCATACACAAAAGGATTGTCATGGCCAACATGCTCACCAGCAGCACCAACACGGGTGCCCTGCCACAGACTCCCGCTCAACAGCCCAGTACGACTAACTCCACGACGACGTACAACCCGTCGCAGGACATGTATAGCGTCGGCTCGGCCAACAACCCATTTGGAGCGCAACAGGGCGGTATGTATGGCTCCCCGCCGCCATCCACGCCGACTGGCATGACGGGCATGGGCGCAATGGCCCCCCAGCTTGCTCAGAATTTTGGTAATGTGATGGCGTCCAACATGAGCAACCCATTTGGTGGTTCACCGACAACATCAACAACTACTACCCCGGCCACTGGCATGACTGGAATCGGGGCGGCAGCAGGTCAAGTCGGTGCAGGACTTGGGAACGCGCTTCTGGGCAACACGACCACCATTTCGCCTGACTTGCAGAGACTGATGGCGATGTATCAAGGCAATCCGCAACCAACAGGTGAGACATTTATTGAAGGTCTTGGCTTTGTTCCGTCCATGGCACCACCAACGACAATCTCGCCCGAAGTCATCCAGAAGTATTTGGCAAGCGGGATGACGCCCCCCAGCCAATTGCCTACTTCACAGCCCGGGCCTGTGCAGACATACAACCCCGACTTTGACTACAACTCTGGTGGATTTAATCCAAGCAAACCTATCGAAAGCGTGATCCCGCAGTACACCCCCACGCCAGCGCAGTACCCCGGTGCGCCTATCGGCATGCCGCAGCAAATGCCCTTCCCCGGCATGATGGGCAACCCCATGGGGCCAAAGGGCTTCCACCAGCCTCCTATGCGCCCCAATCGCGCTCAGATGCTGATGGAGATGCGCAATCGTGGAAACCGTCCAAACGGTGTTTTTGGCATCAACCCCAATCCCGGGATGCAACGCCAAGACTTTGGGTTTGGGCCTGATTTCAACAATTAATCCCCAAATGCGACATAGTGTCGCATTTCAAAAATGTTGACATGCTTTAAAGCGTGTTGATACAATCCGCAAAACAGCAGGAATGGAAGCCCTGCTGAAAAGCTGTTAGGTCAGACTCCGACCCCTAGTGGGTTTGTTGCATCGAAAGGTGTGGCGCTTCCAACGGGGTCTGTCTTAACAGCTTTTTTTTCGTCCAGAACTTCTCGTACTCCGCACGACAGCAGGGGCCGCAAGTGGGGCCGCTCGGAAGAAAACCGCGACACGGTATGACTTCGGTCTAGGGGGCAGTTCCCGAACAATCCGTGCGGCTGGTCGAATCGTCAAGCCGGGGGCATACGGTATCCAATCCGTAGCATGACGATCCCGTTCATCGGGGGTGAAGCACCTTTCTCCTTCCTTACTCCACCGCCGTGGGGTAGGGGGGGTCTTTGGGTGAAAGGATTGAGAGGGGGGACAAGGGAGCAAAAAAAAAGGGACACGACCCAGTTTTTTTTGACCACAAACTCTAATTTGAAGTTAAACTGCACAGACCACAAAATCGTGGGGATTACAGGAAAAAATCATGACCGAAGCAGAAGAGATGGAAGAGTTGATCTGGAAGCGCCGCAAGGACAAGTTTGTCTCCGAGGGGTGCCCGGAGCCACAGGCACACGAGTTGGCAGCGACGATGATGCTCCGCGACCGCGAGGACGACCCTGACTGCCTGCGCACTTGCTTTGAGTGCAAGCACCTGAAGGGCAGGCACTGCGAGGGCATCACAGACCGTTTTGGCAAGCCCACCACGCAGATGCGGTTCATCCTGCAACGCTGCCCCACATTCGTTTTGAAGGGAAAGAAATGAGAGTCCTTGGAATTGACCCCGGTGCGTCTGGCGCACTGGTGCTGTTGGAGAACGGCCAGCCCATCGAGTGGACAGAGATGCCCACGCTCAAGATCGGCAAGGCCACGCGAGTCAACGCCGCCGCGCTGGCCGACTGGATTGCATCGGTGTGTTGCACGCAGGTGTATGTCGAGCAGGTGCATGCGATGCCCGGGCAGGGTGTGGTGTCCATGTTCAACTTTGGGCACTCGTGCGGCACCGTTATGGGCGTGCTGGGGGCTATGTGCCTGCCCTACGCCATGGTGACGCCACAGGAGTGGAAGAAGGCCGCAGGGCTGATCGGCACCGACAAGGACGCCGCCCGGTCACGCGCAATTCAGATCTGGCCGAAGTGGCGTGATCTGGACAAAAAAGGCAAAGGACAAGCACTGGCTGACGCCGCCCTGATCGCGGCGTATGGAGAACTGACATGACAAAAAACGAAGCATTGAAGCAGGCGCTGGAGGCGATACAAAGCGACCTCGGCACTTACAACATTCCACCAACTTCTAAGATGCTGGAAGCCATCACCGCCATCAAGCAAGCCCTTGAGCAGCCTGTGCAGGAGCCTGTGGCTTGGGCGGATATGGGCACTCGTGATGTGGATAACGATGTTGGTCTTTCGTGGACTCCGGGTTACTTTCACACGCAACCCCTCTATACCACCCCACCCGCACAGCGTCCTTGGGTTGGTCTGACGGATGAGGAGACGGAGACGCTGATTCACCGATTTGGCGGTGACCCGTGGACACTGTTGGACGAGGTTACAGCAAGGCTTGAAAAGAGGAACACAATGGATAAAGACGGATACCACGGCCATGACACCAATGCTTGGCGCAAAGACGCAAGTGAATACGAGCGCGGGTTCATTGACGGTATGCAAAAGCAGATGCAGTCAAGCGTGGACAAGGCGGTCAACGCAATGTCACAGCGGCAATGGGCTGGGCTGACGGACGAGGAGATTCAAACCATCGTTAACAAGGTGGCAAGTGATTACCAAACTAGCGACACATTTGCCCGAGCCATTGAGCAAGCCTTGAAGGAGAAGAACACATGACGCTTGACGAACAGATCATGAGATTGTCCGCAGGCAGGATGCACCTTGGCTGGTTTATGGACTGGTTCGATCAAGATGAAAAGTGGGAAAGCTACCTGCGATGCGCAGTGCTGTTTCACGCCTACGACGAACTGTTGAAAAAGAAAATGAAGGAGAAAAACAAATGACCGTATCGCAAACTGACATCAATAATGCCGTGGACTACATCTACAGCCATGGCCAGAAGTATGCCCAAGCAAAGGGGCACCTGACCTACTTGGAAGAATTCCGCAAGAGCAAGAAGTCGATGCTCATGAAGACCGCCATGGCCAACGGCATCAAGACCGCCGCCGCCGCCGAGATGGAGGCCTACGCCGATGTGGAGTATGTGGAGTTGCTCAAGGGCATTGCCGCCGCCACAGAGGCCGCAGAAGGCCTGCGCTGGGGGTTGGTAGCGGCACAAGCCCGGGTGGACGTCTGGCGCTCTCTGGAGGCCTCCAATCGCTCGATGGATAGGCTGGGATGAACAACAAATTGACCAAAACCGAGCGCCTGCATCTGGCCCGGGTGAAGGAACTGCCCTGCAGTGTCTGTGACGCCCCCGGGCCGTCCGATGCTCACCATGTCAAACAGCACCGCCAGTACACCTGCGTGGCCCTGTGCAAGTCCTGCCACCAAGGCGCTCTCATGGGCCTGCATGGCCAGCGCAGGGCATGGGCCATCGCCAAGATGGACGAGATGGACGCCTTGAATGTGACCATCCAGAGGCTCGTGGAATCGGATTCCACACATTAGGGAAAGTACCTAGAAAAATATTTTGAAAAAGTGTTGTGTTGGTTCTTTAACTTCGTGTTAAAATTCATGCACGGTCAACGAGACCGGGATTACCAAGGATTAACATGACCACCATCACCACCACCCCCGCTTCTGCTGACGAATTGGGCACTTTGCTGGCTCAAATCGCCAGTCTGACCAAGCAGGCTGACGCCATCAAGGACGCCATGAAGGATGTGGCCACCCGTAGCGACACCAAAGTTTTTGAGGGTTCGCTCTTCAAAGCGACCTTCATCGAGGCCAACCGTAATGTCGTTGACTACAGCGCCCTGATCGCCGAGTTGGGTTGCACCGACGAGCAACTGGCTCGTTTCACCAAGACCACTGCGGTCTTCAGCATCAAGACAACCGCACGCTGATCAACCCGGGGGCTTCGGCCCCCACAAGAAATATGTTCCAAAACACTTTTTGTTCACAATGCGGCCAGTCATTTGGCACAGGCAACAGCGGCTACAGCCACTGCAAAGATCACAAGGAAAAAACAATGAAACGCAATTTCCGGCTTGCTTTCAATGCACTCAAGAAGCTGGGCGTGCCAGTGTATGAGCGGGACGACATGGACGGTCGATTCCAGATCAGCGCGGAGGATCCTGAGTCGTACAAGTGGTGCAACTACTACGCCATCAATCACGACAACTGGATCTTTGGCGTGAACCCTCAGGTCGAGGGAACTCTTGCCAAGTACGGCCTGTTCAGCGAATGGATCAACCCGGGTGAACTGGGCGTTTATAAACTTTGAGGAGAAAATCATGGAAGACATCGTCATCAAAACCAAATCACAATACGACAAGGTCAGCGTGACCGAGTTCGATGGGTGCCTGTGGTTGCACCTGACCATCCGCAATGGCACCTGCCACGTCACGCTCACCAAGGAGCAGGCCAATGACTTGATCATGGGCCTGCAAACAGTCGTCGCAGTTCTGGAGGAACAACATCATGACTGAGAAAAAAGAACTGTCGGGCTTGGCCCGTCAAATCCTTGGCGGCTCCGGGGCCGTCGACTTCTATACCCAACAGGAATTCGACGCCGCCCTGACGGTGGCCAAGGCCGAGATCATGACGGTGGCCATCCAGACCAGCAGGCAGGCCATCTTTATTGAGCGTCAGGCCTGCGCAGAACTTGTCGCAAAGCTGGCGGACGAAGAGGATGAGGGTTCGGTAGCCACGGCCCTCAGGAGCGCCTCTGAGGCCATCCTAGACCGCATCCCATCGCAGAGGCAGTGACATGCGATTCATCTCAAATACCCTGCTGGCGGCTTTGCTGATCGTGGCATGGCTCGGCTTGATCGACCTGTCGAGCCGTCTTGCAAAATCCGAGCACCGAGTGGACTGTTCAATTTCTGAGTTCCACCCGGACATCACCCCAAAAGAACGTGAAGCATGCAGAGAACGCAGGAGAAATAAATCATGAGATTCGGTTCTGTCTGCTCTGGTATCGAAGCCGCCAGCGTGGCGTGGCATCCGCTTGGATGGCGTGCCGCTTGGCTGTCCGAGATTGAGCCTTTCCCTAGCGCCGTGCTGGCGCATCATTACCCGGATGTCCCCAACCTTGGCGATATGACTTTGTTGCCCGAGCGCATCTTGTCTGGAGAGGTTGAAGCACCTGATGTTTTTTGTGGAGGAACACCGTGCCAAGCATTTAGCGTCGCAGGTCTTCGCAAGTCCCTTGAGGATGCTCGGGGGAATCTTTCACTCACTTTTGTAGGAATCGCAAATGCAATTGACCATGTTCGATCTATTCGATCAACTCCTCCAGCAATCGTCTTCTGGGAAAACGTGCCCGGAGTCCTCAGCACTAAGGACAATGCCTTCGGCTGCTTTCTTGGAGCACTTGCCGGGGAAGATGATCCGCTCATCCCATCAAGGGAAAAATGGACGAACGCAGGTTGTGTGTATGGCCCCCAAAGAACAGTCGCGTGGCGAGTCCTTGACGCCCAATATTTCGGAGTGGCCCAACGCCGCCGACGTGTGTTCGTTGTCGCAAGTGCTAGAGACGGGTTCGATCCCGCAGCGGTTCTTTTTGAGTTCGGTGGCGTGCGCCGGGATACTGCGCCGAGCCGAGAAGCGGGGCAAGGATTTACCCCCGGCGCTACAAGCAGCCCTTCAAGCAGTAGCTGGTGGGATGGCGGCGATGTAGATGCAACACTGACAACCAAAAGCGATGACCAGCGAATGCCCGACAAGGCGAACGCGCAGTTGGTGATGCAGCCCATTGCTTTCCACCCAACGCAAGACCCGATCAGCAGCAAGGATGGCAGCACCCACGCAATGGGCACGGGCAATGGTCAAGGGTGCGCCACAGTGGCGGTGATGCAGCCCATCCCAATCGACACAATGAATCACATTGGTCGGGGCGATAACCACAGCATGGGTGACTTTGTGCCCGGCGCTCCAAGTTTCACCCTGACCAAGGGGCACAGCCATGCGGTGGCGACGCCGATGGATTTCGACCTTGCTCAAATCACCAGCGCGGCAAACCGCTCACGGGTCAGCCCCGAACTGCCAGCCAGCACAATCACCAAGGGCAGCGACATGCATGTGGCCAACACAATGGCCGTGCGCCGCCTGACGCCAGTGGAGTGCGAACGCCTGCAGGGCTTTCCTGACCAGTACACGGCTATCAGTTGGCGCAAGAAGCCTGTCGATGAGTGCCCAGACGGCCCGCGCTACAAGGCGCTGGGCAATAGCTGGGCCGTCCCGAATGTCCGATGGATTGGCCAAAGAATTCAAAATGAAATTGAAAAAAGCAAAAAGCAAAACAAATGAGTCACGAAGCAAAACAGTTTTATCTTGACCAGATCAGTCGCAAGCCAAAGTCCAACCGATTCGTCGAGCAGTTGATGATGCGGCACTTCCCGGTGTCTGGCATCCAGATCCGCACCCAGTTGCTGGAAGAGGGCTACATCGTAGTGGTGGAACAGGAAGCCGCAAAGGATGGCCGGATCTATTCCAAAGTCATGGCCACCGGCAAGAAGCTACCCAAGCCAGAGATGGAGCAGGCCTACAGCGCCACATGGGAGGACGGCACCCCGAAGTCCCATGGCAATGCATTCGACTGGCGCAACTACGGGAGCGCCATCCTAAATGACCGTGCATTCCGAATGGCCGAGATGGCCAAAAAGAACTCCACCGGCACTGGTGTGGACGCACGCAAGCAATTCACGATCTACAGTCGATCGCGGCCAGATGCACGCCGGGGCGCTTCTCCGGCATAAGGGTTTGTCCCTATTTGCTATATTCCTGTAATTCCGTGTTAGAATTCACGTACTGCGAAATTAGCAGGGATTACAGGAGATTCAAATGACAAGATTCACAGACCGCACGATCCGCAAAGCAGGCCAGTGGGTGAAGATTACCCGAGACAACAAGATGAAGACCTTCACTCTCGCTCGTGGCTACGAGGGCGACTGGAAGTCCATTGAACTGGAAACCCTTTCTTTCAAGTGGGTTGCCAACTGGGCTGAAGCCACCGAGCGTGCGCTCCGTTCTATGTCCACATACGCCTGAGGAGAGCACCATGGAAGGAAGAGTCATTCAACGCGCATACCAAGGCGGTGCCCGTCCCACGGTGGAAACTTACCGTTACCCCAAGGCCGAGTTCGGCCCCATAGATTGGGACTGGTCAAAGGGCTTCCCGATGCCCGTGCAAACCGTCACTGTGGCCGGGTACTACGACGTCGAGGGCCACGAGCAGTGGCTTGAGGCCAAGTGGCAAATCATCAACGAGTGCCGTGTCAACAGGGTGGCGGCATGATGTGGCCATTCCCACCACCCGGAGGGCCAACGCCATGGACTCCGGCCCAAGAGCAGGCCTACCAGCAAAAACGCCTGAGCGAAGCACCTGAGGCACCCCTATGACCACACAGCTTGTGCGCGACATCATGAAGGCCGTCATTGAGACTGGCTTTGATCCCACTGAAGTGCAGTGGTTTGACGTCTCCAAAGCCTATGGCGGCGAGAACTCCGTCAACATCAAACACCTTGCGACGCATCGCCCACCGTTTGAAAAAAACTTTGTGGTCTACGGCGGCTCCAGCAAAAATCACCCGTATTACGAGGTGATGATGCTGATTGTCGGCACGGATCCAGAAGAGGGAATCGTCATTGACATCAGCAAGGGCACGCCCGGAAAGTTCAACACATTCCCGCCACTGGTCTACGCCGTCGATGATGGCCAGATCCGATATGGCCCCGCAGATGAAAACCACGATGTCCCGCAGGACGTGGCCGAGTTGATGCTATCGCTTGTGGCCATGTGGTTTGAATCCATGGACACTGGGTGCGATTCATACAGGCCCAGTGTGGCGCAGACATTCACCAACCGGCGCAAAATTGCGCAGGGCAAGACGCCCAGCTACGACTGGACTACAGTCGTGGTGACTGCAACCCCACCAAGGGCAGAGCCAAAGGGCGGCACACACGCCAGCCCACGATTGCACGACCGCAGGGGCCATATCAGGCGATTGCGCTCAGGCAAAAATGTGTGGGTAAAGGCCCATAAAGTGGGTGATGCCACACTCGGAACGATCTTTCACGACTACCAGATTGGAGAATGACATGGCAACAGCCAAAAAAGCGCCTGCAAAGGCCTTAAAACCCGCCGCCAAGGCCAAGGTACCAGCAACAGCGAAAAAGCCCTCCACGGCCCCAAAAAAGGACGAGGAGTTCCGCATGCCCACGGAGGTCAAGGATTGGATTGATCAGGCCATGAGCCGCATGAAGAGCATGCAAGGCAAGATCGACCGGCTGGAGACCGAGAACAAGGAACTCAAATCCTACAAAAAGTGGGCGGAGCACCGCATTCTGGGGAGCAGCCGTGAGTGAAGGCATCGAAATCTATCACGGCGATGTCGTGTATCTGGAGGGCACCTACACCCGGGAGCACTTCAGCCGCATCATGGCCACGCTGGAGCGCATCGACAACGCGAACAAGGATCTGGCCGCAGATCACAAGACCATGGACAAGACCGCTCCCGCCATGGAAGACGAGTGGAAGCAAAGCCCCAAGTCCATTGGCTGAAATCCAACTGAGAGTTACACTTCGCACCATGCACTGAAAGATCGTGCGAAGGGAACAGACAATGACCGAGAAAAAGCAAGCCGCGCCAAAAAAACCAACGGGTAGGCCGTCCACATACGACCCTGCTATCGCAAAGCAGATGTGTGAGCAACTCAGTGAGGGAATTCCACTGAGGGAGATATGCAGACAAGAAGGCTTCCCGCTGTGGAGGACGGTGTACAACTGGATGGCGAAAGACCCAGATCTTTCTTCAGCCATCGCACACGCACGTGACGTGGGCTACGACGCCATGGCCGAGGACTGCCTGACCATCGCGGACACCCCGATGCTGGGCGAGGAGATCAGCGAGAGCGAGGACGAGGATGGCGTCAAGCGCATCACCATCAAGAAGGTGGATATGCTTGGCCACCGCAAGCTGCAGATCGAGACGCGCCTGAAGTTATTGGCCAAGTTCAATCCCAAGCGCTACGGAGACAAGATCACCCATGCCGGTGATGACGTCAACCCGGTGGTCATTGAGCAAAACCACAACATCTTTGGCGAACTGCTGAAGAACCTGAAGATGCAACGCCAAGCTGAGAAATGACGCTGGCGCTGGACATCCTGCTGGACGACAAGACCCAGCGCGAATACAGCGCCATGACGCCTTATGGGCAGGCGGCATTCAACTGGCAGTTCAAGTGGCTCAACGAGCAGGCGCTCAAGCACCAGATCGAGCCGTCGGGCGACTGGTGGAACATTTGGCTGTTGCTGGCTGGCCGTGGAGCCGGTAAGACCCGGGCCGCTGCTGAGACGCTGGCCGCATGGGCATGGGAGCAACCGGGCACTCGATGGCTCGTCTCCGCCCCCACGAGCGGCGACTTGAAGTCCACATGCTTTGAGGGCGACTCAGGCCTAATCAAAGTGATTCCACCCCTGCTGGTGGCAAAGTACAACTCGTCCCTGCACGAGATCACACTGGTCAACGGGAGCCTGATCAAAGGGATTCCAGCGTCGGAGCCTGACCGCTTCCGGGGGCCGCAGTTCCATGGCGGCTGGCTGGACGAACTGGCGGCTTGGGAGTACCTGCGCGAGTCGTGGGACATGATTCAATTCGGCATCCGTCTGGGCACGCGCACCAAGCTGATCTGCTCGACGACGCCCAAGCCCAAGGAAGTGGTGCTGGAACTCATTGGCCGCGAGGGCGACGACGTGGCGATCACCCGCGCCAGCACATACAGCAACATCAAGAACCTTGCGCCGTCGTTCCAGAAGCAGATCCTGCAGTATGAGGGGACGAACCTCGGGCGGCAGGAGATCCATGCGGAGATCATCGACCCGGAGGAGGGCGGCATCGTCAAGCGCGACTGGTTCCGCCTGTGGCCATCGAACAAGCCGTTTCCCAAGCTGGAGTACATCATCCAGTCCTACGACTGCGCCACGAGCGACAAGACGATCAACGACCCGACAGGGTGCATCACGCTGGGTGCATTCAAGCCGCTGGATGGCGGTATGTGCGTCATGGTGCTGGACTGCTGGCAGGAGCACCTGCAGTACCCAGACCTGCGCCCCAAGGTGATCGACGAGTACGAGGTGGTCTACGGCGAAGGCAAGGACAAGAAGCGGGTCGACCTACTGCTGGTGGAGGACAAGAGCGCTGGCATCTCGCTGATACAGGACTTGCAACGCGCCCACCTGCCTGTGCACGCCTACAACCCGGGCCGCGCCGACAAGATCCAGCGCCTGTCCATCGTGGCCAACATCATCAAGGCCGGTCGAGTCTGGGTGCCGGAGAGCAGCAACAAGAAGGGCTATGTCAAGGACTGGGCCGAGGGCATGGTCAGCCAGATCTGCAGCTTCCCAGAGGGCACGGTGCATGACGAGTTCGTGGACTGCATCAGCCAAGGCCTGCGGTACATGCGCGACGCCGGGTGGATCAGCATCGACGCACCACCCCGGGACGATCTCGACGAGGACGACATCTTCGACGCCGACGAGTACAACCAACGGGCACGGGCCATGACGAACCCGTACTCGCAGTGAGTGGAATCGGATTCCACCTGACTGGAAACTGACTCAGGCCGGGTGTGGACTGAGTCAGCGGGGGAAGGCATAATCGGTCAACATCCCACGAGGGCACCCATGGCAAAGAAACCTTACCGCGACCCGAAGACCACCAAGATTGAGGACTGGAAGTGGAAGGAACTGCCTGCCGTTCTCAAATCTGTGCCGCTGACGGCAATTCCCGACTACATCCAGAAGGGGTATGGCGGCTTCATGAACGAGCAACTGTCGCGTGCCAAGGCCGGAGAGTTGACTCCCCGGGATCTGCTCAAGGCATACACCATCACCCAGTCGAGCATTGGCCGTGGTGGACTGTCACATGCGACGGCCACCAAGACTGGCATGCGCCTGCCAAACACCGGCGAAGAAATCAGGCCGGAAGGTGCGTTCGCTGAGTGGCTTGGGTCGCCCATGGGCCAAAAGTATTTGGACATGGCGTCGCGTGGTGAAGTTGACCCACGGGTGCTGAGTGACATCCAGCAGAAGTTCGCCCCGTTTGGCAAGCAGAACCAACTGGCCGAGCAGATGACATATGCGGTGCAAAACATGCCGGGCATGGCCAAGACATTAAACAGCGCCATTACCGGGCCGACTGAAGACTACCGGGACTGGGCGGAGCAGATGAAGGGCATTGCAGGGGCCAAATCGGGCTTTGTAGGCTCGATGTTGGGCCGGGGTGACTTACCTACACTGGACGCCCGTCAATTGAACCTACACGCCCTTCCGGCCAATGTGGGCATCTCGTCGATCATGAACCGTGGCAAGGGCAAGGGCGCTCGTGAGGCTGTTGACCGCCTAATTGCGCGGCAGAATGCCATGGGGTTATCAATTGACCCGTCTCTCAAGCCGCACTACCAGCATTTGGCGCATCATGCTGTGTGGGATGCTGTGGGCAACAACCAGACAACGCACGGCGACATCATCAAAGCTATGCGCGGGTATGACAAAGGCGGACGAGCAGAGCCAACGCAAGAGCAGATGCTTGCAGAACTCCAGCAAGCCAACCGCCCATACTTCGGTGGTGCTGGCACCAAAAAGTACGCTGGAGCCAAGAAACGCGCAGAGCAGGCTGACGTGAACCTGTTGCCCGATCCCAAGACTTATGCGGCGGTGCAGGGCTTCCTTGGCACGCCACCCAACGAGCAGGGCTTCAGCGTCCTGCACCCCGACGCGGCAGGCATCCGGCAGGCAGGCGAGGCAGGCTTCTACGGCGGCATCGGAACGCAGTTGTTGCCCCTTGCAAGCGCCCTAAAGACTCGTGTTGGACAGTTGCCCCCAGCCGACCCACGCATGCGTCAGGCTGGCGTCATCAAGCTGCCGGGAGGCAACTGGCTGAGTGGTAGCGTAGAAAAGTCATTGGCTGATCTAAAGCGCCCTGACCGTGCAACTGGTGGTCGAAGTGACCCCAAAGCAAGTATGGCTGAGATGAAGGCTACATACACGCCAGAAGTCCTTGCAACTATGTCGCCTGAGACAAAAGCGCATGTTGCAACAGCCATGCAGGATTTAGAGCGCAAGATTGCTTTGAATGATTGGGTCGACCGCAACCTGACCAACTACGTCAAGAAGCAGATGGCCACGCCGGACGACCCGGTGCGCAAGCTGGCCGAGCAAGGCATATTGCATAAACCTCAGGCACCATATTCCTATCAAAACGCCACTGAAGCCGCAAAGAAAAGAGAAGCCTATGGCGGCAGTAGGCAAGCACAATCCAATTTGGCAAGGCAATGGGAAGATGAGTCCGACTTAGCCATCAATGCGCCGACTGCAAGTACCATCAGGACAAATGAATCCCTGTATCGGGACAACCCATGGATTGAGAAACTGTCGCCGGAAGATCGCGTTTATGTGTTGAACAAACCGGGTTATCGAGAGCCTGAAATCAATAGCCTTGGCTTCGACCACATCATGGACGTACTCCGCGAAGATGTCGCCGCTGGGCGCATCCGCCCTGAGCAGTTGAACAAGGTCAGCATGGAGCAGGCAGTGCGCCGTACCCATGAGTACGACCAAGAGATAGCCAAGAGGATGCGTGAAGCCGCCATCAAGAACACTGAGGGCATGCCCGTCCACAAGGAGTACCCAGAGGGCTACAAGTGGATTGAATTAAAGTTGCCAGAAGCCAAAGTGCCAGAGGGGGCAACATGGGAAGAGTACAACGGCATTCAACGTCTTTTTGGCCCTAAAGGCGAGTCACTTAGTTTGGGCGCTACCAAAGATGAGGCAATCAAATTATTGAATCGGGAAGAGCGTGAAAAGGTTCTTGAGGACGCCTTGAAGTACGAAGGCGAGACCATGGGCCACTGCGTTGGCGGGTACTGCCCTGACGTGCTGGAAGGCCGCTCCCGCATTTATTCCCTGCGTGATGCCAAGGGTGAGCCGCATGTGACAATTGAGACCGAGCCAAACCCACAACCATATCCTGTCAGCGGAGAAGCGTTTGCCATGCTTCCGCAGGCAACCAAGGCTCAGTATGGGCAACATGTGCGCGAGTGGCGGCAACGCAACCCTCACATTCAAGAGTTGACAGACGAGCACACAGCGCAGGCTTTACGTGAAGCTGGTGTGCCGCCTTTGCCTGATCGCATCGTCCAGATCAAGGGCAAGCAGAATGCCGCACCCAAAGAAGACTACCTGCCGTTCGTGCAGGACTTTGTGAGGGGCGGTAACTGGTCTAAAGTTGGTGACTTCCATAACACTGGCCTAATTCGCAAGAGTGACTTGATTGACAAGTTTTCGCCAGATGAGTTGGACGCAATTGGCGCTGGAGAATACTTAACTAAAGCCGAGCATGATGATTTATTGCTCAAGGCATTGCAGCCACCACTTGAAGGCAAGAAGCGTGGCGGCGTGGTTAAGATGGTCAAGGGCAGCGACCAGATGGCAATTGACGCGATGAATTTGGCCACATGCGGCTGCAACGTACAACACAAAGCCGATGGAGGCACCGTGAAACCATTCGATTACGAGAACCCCAGTCACGTTCAAAACGTGGCGAACATTGCGGCCAAGCACCGCGACTTCAACAAGATCCCTGATGTGGCCAAGCACTTGGCCGGATCCCTGTCGCAGGGCAGCTACAAGATCATTGAAGACCCCCGCATTCAGAGCGCCATCAAGCAGGCTGGCCACAGCGGTTACTTCATTAACCACAAGAACGGCAAACAGCAAATTGTCCAGAAGGCTGACGGCGGCATGGTGAGTTCAATTGAGCAAATGAAGGCTCAAATGATGGCACGTCGGGCACCGGCTTCACTGAGCCAACTGCAGTCCATTGGCGTAAACGAAGCCCCAAGCCTTGGCGTGAAGGCTTATGTGCCCCCTCGTGGCCAATCCATGGATGGCACGATGCCTTTTGGCGGCGTGGACATGAGCAGACTCAACCCCGGGCAACAACTGATGTCTGCACAGCCGCCTCAGCAGCCCCAAGGCGCTCCCGGTGGCCCTCAGGCTGGCCCCAGCGGCCCTACGCCGCCCATGGGCAACATGTTGCAGATGACCCCACAGGGCCAAGCAATGGCCGCTATGGGCGGCAACCAGCCACCACAGCAGCCTCCCCAGCAACCCCCGCAGGGCATGGCCGATGGTGGCGGCGTGAATGGCAACATCCAGTTGAATGTGCCCTTCTCGACCGGCGGGAACAACAATCAATCCAGTCAGTCTGGTCAGGTGACATCACTGAGCGACATGGTGGGAAGCAACTCACTAATGCCCCAGCCGTACCAACAGCCATCTTCCAATGACCAGCAGTCGTCCCAACAGAACGACCAGCAGTCCTACCAGCAGGACGCACAGCAAAGCGACCAAATCCCGCAGTCGGGCATGGATCGCACGCCCATTGGCGACAAGACGGGTGGCCCCATCGGATATGCAGGCGGTGGCCGCACAAGGATGCCATCTGTTGACCAGATGAAAATGGAGTTGTCCAACAAAAAAAAAGTTCCGTGCATGACGGACAGTCATGGCTACGCTGATGGTGGTCAAGTGTTTGAAGAGACCGAGCCGCCCAAGCAGACCGTGAAGGCGTACAAGCTGTTCCGTGCCGACAAAAAGAAGCCCGGGAAACTGTTTCCGTTGTTTGTGGACGCCAACACGCCCGTTGAGATGGGCAAATGGCTGGCCGCAAAAGAAGGCGAGATGCGCGGCAACAAGGTCAAATCCAAGATCGGCGACCTCGCGTACCGTCCGGGCTGGCATGCAGGCGACCTGCCCATTGCCACCCACATCGGCGAGAAGTCTCACCCCAAGCTGACCGCTCCTGACGCTCGTCCTGAGCACCATGTGTGGGCCGAAGTGGAGATGCCCCACGATGTTGACTGGCAGTCAGAAGCCAACAAGCGCGGAACAAACACCCGTGGAAACATTATCCCGGTGAAGGCGCACATCACTGACCAGATCCCTCACGGTGGCCACTACCGTTACAAGACCAACCCCAACATGACCGGCAATTGGCTGATCGGTGGGGCAATGAAGGTCAATCGCGTGCTGTCGGACGCCGAAGTCAAGAAGATCAACAAAGCCGCTGGCACTGCAGACCTGCCCCGCTTGAAAAAGCAAAAGCTGTCCGACTTTGGATTTTCCAATGGCGGTAGCACCACCAAGGGGTATGTCACTCACACTCCGCTCAATCCGCACCCGGAGGTCGGAAATCGCTTTGTGGCAACGCCTCAAGGCAACCTTGCAAACCGCAAAAATTTCAACATTGAAAAATACGAGAACAAAGGTTCAATTGTTCCAATCCCATACGATGCGACGACCCGCGACATGCTGGTGTCGGAAATCTCCGGCCACCAACTGCAACGCCCCTTGTTGACCGAGGGCGGTTTTGATTACTCGCTGGACAAGGGAAACATGGCTCAAAACATTGGCGGAGCATCTAATCTTGGGATTGCCAGCCGTGTGCAAAAGCGTGTTGACCAAGCCGCACAAGAGCATCCCGGTGATGTTTTTCTTGTGCCAAACACAATGAGCGACAGCGATTTGGTGAAGAACTATCCAGAGAACTTTTCTCACCACCCCGTCCACATCATCATGGACTTGATGGAACAACGCCAACTGAACAAAAAAACCCTTGACGCTTTGACCAAAGACCTGCGCAGTCAAGTTGAACTTGTCAGAACGCCAAAGGGGATTGTCAAAACCCAGCCGTACAAAAACTTTGTCGGCTTCGGTCATCCTGAAATGCACGACCAGATCAGGTTTGGCGGCAGAAATTTGGAAACAACCGCTGGCAATTTGCGCAAAAAGATTGTGGAGCGACTGGGTCAAGTCAACATGCAAAAGCTGTTGGACTACAACATTGGCGACGTGCGTGCTGGCATCCTTGATCCCAACATCATGACCGACCCCAAGGCATACATGGGCCACACATTTGTGAAGGCAAAACCCGGAGCGCCACTGCGTCTGAGCAAACATGGCTCTTACGACACCGACTACACCGGCAAGAATATGGGCGGCATGGGAGGCAACCGCCCTCTCGAAATTATGATGCCTGATGTGTATGAGGACATTGAAAAAGAACTTTTGCAACGTCCAAAAAAGAGCGAAAAATCATCTTTACAGCAACGTGCTCAGGTGGTTGGCGCACTGGAAAAGCGCAAAGAGCGTTTTGCCCAGCCAATCAATGCCCGTGTTATCAACAACGCTGGCCTGTACGAGGAAGGGTTACGCAACGGCGAGTTCGACCCAAAGAGCATTGAATCTGTTTTGGCGTATTTCAAACGCAAGGGCGGATACAAAAAGGGCGGAAAGGTTAAACTTCACGCCAATCAAGACACCATGGCCCTTGAACTGAGCCGTAAGAAGAAAGCCAAATGATGGACGAACTCGACCCAACTTTGGAGCCTCAGGTCGCCGAGCAGGACGATGGCAGTGCCATTGTCGATCTGCCCGAAATCCAGATGGAAGAGCAGCCCGACGGGTCTGCCATTGTCACCTTGGACGACGGCCCGGAGGAGAACCCGGACTTTTACTCCAACATGGCCGAATCGTATGACGACTACGAACTGGGCCGACTAGCGATGCGCTACCTCGACCTCTTGGAAAAAGACAAGAGTGCTCGACAGCAACGCGACAAGCAGTACGAAGAGGGCATCAAGCGCACTGGCATGGGCAATGACGCCCCGGGTGGCGCTACCTTCATGGGCGCGTCCAAGGTGGTTCACCCAGCCATGGCAGAGGGCTGTGTGGACTTTGCGGCCAAAGCCATCAAAGAGATGTTCCCGCCTGATGGCCCTGTCCGCACCAAAGTGCTGGGCAAGATGGACGAGTTGAAGCAGGAGAAATCAGAGCGCAAGCGTGATTTCCTGAACTGGCAGATCACCGAGCAGATTGAAGAGTTCCGTGACGAGCAAGAGCAACTGCTGACTCAACTGCCTCTGGGCGGCTCACAGTACTTCAAGCTGTGGTTTGACGAGCAGAAGAAGCGCCCATGCGTGGAGTTTTTGCCAATCGACCGGGTGATCCTACCGTTCGCCGCCACCAACTTCTACACCGCCCAGCGTGCGGCTGAAGTCCACGAGATCACCGAGTACGAGTTCAAGCGTCGGGTATCTGGCGGCATGTACCGTGACATCAATCTAGTGTCTTCGACCATGGAGCCGGAGCAGACCAAGTCACAAAAAGCCAACGACAAAATTGAAGGCAAAAAGTGGGAAGACAACGAGGACGGCCTGCGCGAGGTCTACCACGTCTATACCCATCTGGAGTTGGGGTACGACAAGTACAGCAAGGGTGAGATGGCCCCGTACATCCTCATGATTGACAAGTTGGATCAAGAGGTGGTTGGCCTGTACCGCAACTGGGAAGAAGAAGACGAGACCATGTCCAAGCTGGACTGGATTGTGGAGTTCAAGTTCATCCCATGGCGCGGTGTCTATGCCATCGGCCTGCCCCATCTGATCGGTGGCCTGAGCGCGGCCTTGACCGGCTCCCTGCGTGCTTTGCTGGACAGCGCACACATCAACAACGCCGCCACGATGCTGAAGTTGAAGGGCGCAAAGATGTCTGGCCAGAGCCAGCAGGTTGATGTGACCCAGATCGTGGAGATCGAAGGCGCACCCGGCGTGCAAGACATCCGCCAGATCGCTATGCCCATGCCGTTCAACCCGCCCAGCGAGGTGCTTTTTAAGCTGCTGGGCTGGCTTGATCAAGCGGCCAAGGGGGTTGTGTCCACCAGCGAGGAAAAGATCGCTGACGTGAACTCCAATGCACCTGTGGGCACCACTCAGGCTTTGATTGAGCAGGGCGCGGCGGTGTTCTCGTCAATCCACGCCCGTCTGCATGAGTCGCAAGCCCGTGTGCTGAAGATCTTGTGCCGCCTCAACCGCTGGCACTTTGAAGAGATGCGCAAGGGCGACATAGTTGCCGATCTGGAAATCAACCGAGAAGACTTTCAGAAGAACACCGACGTCATCCCGGTGTCTGACCCTCACATCTTCAGCGAAACCCAGCGCATGGCCCAAATGCAGGCCGTGCTGGCGCTGGCTGAGAAGCATCCCGAAAACTTTGACATGAATGCTGTGTTGAGCCGTTCGCTCAAGCAGATGAAGATCCCCAACATCAACGAGTTGATGAAGGACGTGCCAGCCCCCGAGCAACGCACCTCTGCGGACGAGAACGCCGCCATGCTGATTGGCCAGCCGTCCTATGCGTATATGCAACAGGATCACATTGCGCACATTCAGGATCACCTGCAGTTCGCCATGAACCCGTTCTTGGGCCAGTCGCCATTTGCGGATCCCAACTACCTGAACAACCTGATCGAGCACCTGAAACAGCACATGACGCTTTGGTACCTGAACCGAAGCAACGGCTATGTGGCTCAGACTCGCGGTGGAAAACCTGTGGACAACTACGACAACCCAGTTTTGACTGGCACCATCGACCAGTTGTACACCACGGTCGGCGCTCACGTTCTGCTGGACACCAAAGATGTGTTCCAACAGTTCCAGCCAGCGTTCCAGCAACTCATTCAGCAGGCTCAACAGCGCAAACAGCAGCCCCAGCCACTGCCGCCGGACGCACAGGTGGTCAAGGACACCAGCATGGCCGAAACCCAGCGCAAAGCGCAGGCAGACCAGCAACGTGCCCAAGAGGCGCAGGCCAAGATTGCCGCACAGGCCGCAGAGCACGACAAAGAAATATCGGCCAAAATTGCCATTGAGAATGCCAAACTCACCGGGCAAGTGATTCAAGAGAATGTTGCCCAGCAAAACGCCATGCAGATGCACAGTGTGGAGCAAAACAACGACATGCAAAAGCATATGATGGATGCTATGCAACAACCCGCAGCACCTGCTGCACAACCTCAAGGAGTGCCAAATGGCAGTGTCTGAACAAGAGCAAAAGAGCATCAACGTGCCCCAGCACAAGCGTCTCGCCATGGGTGAGAAGCTGACCGGCCAGAGCATGAAGTCGGGCAACAACGGATCCAAGCCGCAAGGCGGTTTGGCTCAAGCCAAGAAAAAATGATTCCATTGGTTATCCATGTGATTAAACTGCGACAGGCAGAGATTGCGCATTCCCTCGCCTTGGGAACCGCATTCAACTGGGAGTCGTACCAGCGCATGGTCGGTGAGCATCAGGGACTGCAGTACGTCCTTGACTCCATTGACAAGATGCTGGATGAAGAACGAAATCAAGAATAAGCCCCACTCCGGGGCCGAGGCCGCACTGCAAAGTGCTTTAACGATGCACCTGAAATATGGTGTTTTAGGAGAGTGAGTATGAGTGAGAAAGAACCGATTCCGACGATTGACGGAGCCGCAGGTATGTCTGATCCAGTTGAACTGGCTTGGGCATTCCCGGAAGTCAACCCGGGTCAAAGTCCGTTTGGTGGGCGAGTGATCGTCCAGTTGCGCCGCATCAAGAAAAAGGCGGGGCGCATCATCATCGTTGATGAGACCAAAGAGGCTGAAAAGTGGAACAACATGATCGGCAAGGTGGTTTCGATTGGCCCGTTGGCCTTCAAAAACCGCGAAACCATGTCGTCATGGCCGGAAGGTAGCTGGGCGCAAGTCGGCGACTTCGTGCGTGTGCCTCGATGGGGCGGCGACCGATGGGAGCGCAAGGCACCAGACACCGAAGAGGGCGAAGATCCCGTGCTTTTCATGACCCTGAATGACCACGAACTGATTGCAAAGGTCACTGATGACCCGCTTTCGTTCAAGGCTTACGTTTAATTGGAGGAAAACATGTCCACAGAAGACAAAAAAGACATTGAATTGACCATTGAAGAGGAAAAAGACGGTTCTGCGCTGGTGGAACTGCCCGAAGGCGTTGAATTGCCCGAGGAAGACCTCTCAAGAGCCTCTGGTGGCGACGAAGATGACCATCCAGACGACTCAGACGCTGTCCGAGCGGCCAAAAGAGCGCGTCGCAGGGCCAAAAAAGACCTGATTCGCAAGACGAATGAGGAAAAAGACATCCGCTTGCAGCAACTGCAGCGCGAAAACGAAGAATTCAAGCGCCGCCTGTCCAGCGTGGAGCGGGAGACCAAGCACGGTCAGATCGCACGCATTGACAAGGGCATTGAAGACCAGAATGTGCGGCTGGAATACGCCAAAATGAAGCTGTCCGAGGCCGTTCAGGCTGGGGATGGCGATGCCATGGTGGAGGCGCAAGCCCTCTGGAATGAGGCTCAGAACGCCGCCCGGGAATTGGCGCACCTGCGCCAGCGTGTTGAGCATGATGCCCAACAGCCCCAACGTGAAGTGCCCCAGATTGACCCGGACGTTCAGCGCAATGCCGCCGACTGGATGCGCCGCAATAGCTGGTATCGCCCAGACACATCAGACAAGGACAGCAAGATCGCCAAAAAGGTTGATGAACTGCTTGTCACCGAAGGCTGGAACCCAACGGATCCCGATTATTGGGACGAATTGGACTCCCGCTTGCAAAAAGCATTGCCCCATCGCTACAATGGGGCATCAGGCAGTGATTCCACTGTCAGGAAACCGAGGAACGTAGTGGGAAGTTCAGGTCGTGAGGCTTCGGCCGCATATGGTGGTAACAACCGCACACAGTTCGTGCTTTCACCCGAGCGGGTCAAGGCAATGAAGGAAGTGGGCGCTTGGGACAACCCTGCGCGTAAAAAAGCCATGATTGACAACTTTATCAAATACGACCGCGAAAACGCTGGTCGCCGCTAATCAATACTTGGAGAACTGACAATGACCGAATCACGCCTTAAAAAATCCCTGAATGCTGGCGGACGCCATGATCGCGCAAGCGAGGACGCAAGCCGAGCAGCACCAGAAGATAAGTTCATTTCAAATCAGGAACGTCGCAAGATGTGGAGTGAGGAATGGACGCAATCAGCCTTGCCAAAACTGCCCAACATGGATGGGTGGCACCTTTGCTGGCTTTCGACAACCAACAGCTACGACTCCATCGACAAGCGGATTCGCCTTGGGTACGTTCCAGTTAAATCTGAAGAGTTACCGGGCTATGAAGACTATCGAGTGAAGGCCGGAGAGCATGTTGGCTACATCTCATGCAACGAGATGTTGCTGTTCAAACTCCCCATGGACATCTACCAAGAGGTCATGCTCTATCAGCACCACGAGAAGCCTCGTGAGGAAGCTGACAAGATCCGTGTCCAAATTGAGAGCCTCCAAGGGCAGCGTGACAGCAACGGCAAGTCGCTGGTGAACGTCGAGGGTGAAGGTCTTGGTAATTTTGATCAGCATGCACCCAAACTGCCGGTATTCTCCGGCTAACCCAAGGAGTTTCAAATGAGTTCTACCTCTGCTCCGTTTGGCTTGCGTCCTGCGTTCCATCCTTCTGGTCTGGATCGCGCACAGGCGCTTGCTGGCGGTATCGTGTCGGGCTATAGCACCGACATCCTCAAGGGCGCACCCGTGCGCTACAACAGCACTGCCGGTACATCCGTCGCCGCTGGCACCATCACCAACGCAGCCTCTGGCGGCGCATGGTCTGGCGCTTTCGCTGGCGTTGAGTGGACTGACACCACTGGCCGTCGTCGTATCAGCAACTACTGGCCTGCCAGTACCACGTACCAGACTGGTTCGTGCGTTGCCTACTTCTACAACGACGCCAACATCGTGTACGAAATCCAGTCTGACGCGACCATCGCTCAGACCTCGCTGGGTGGCGAATACGACTTCAGCGCCGGTACAGGCTTCACCGTGACCTCTGGCTCGACCACTACTGGCCTGTCTTCGACAGCGTTGGGCGTGTCCACCGCCAAGTCCAACGGCTCTCAGGGTCAGATGCGTGTCGTTGACATCGCTCCCTACCCGGACAATAACTGGGGCGATTCCTATGTGATCGTCCGTGTCGTCAACGCTCAGTCTCAGTACTTCGGTTCTGTGACCGCTATCGTTTAAGGAGGGCTAAACCATGGCAGCCCCAATGCGCAGTACAGACTTTCGCTCAATCGTTGAGCCTATCCTCAACGAATGTTTCGACGGAGTCTATGACCAACGTGCCGACGAATGGAGCCGTGTGTTCCGCGAGGAAGACGGCATCCCCCGCAACTACCACGAAGAACCCGTCCTGTACGGTTTCGGCGCGGCTCCTCAGTTGCCCGACGGCACCCCAGTGACCTACCAACAAGGTGGCGTCCTGTTCCTCAAGCGCTACGTGTACAAGGTGTATGGCTTGGCCTTCGCCCTGACCAAAGTGCTGGTGGAAGACGGTGACCACATCCGTATCGGCCAAGTGTACGCACGCCATCTGGCACAGTCTCTGGTGGAAACCAAAGAACTGTTGTCGGCCAACGTGTTGAACACCGCCTTCAACAGCAGCTACCCCGGTGGCGACAACGTGCCCCTGATCAGCACTGCCCACCCCATCGTGAACGGCACTTTCAGCAACCAGTTGGCCACCGCCGCTGTGCTGTCCCAGACCTCTCTGGAGCAGATGCTGATTCAGGTTCGCCAAGCTGTGGACAACAACGGCAAGAAGATCCGTCTGGTGCCCCGCCAACTGGTGGTCGCCCCCGGCAACATTTTCCAAGCTGAAGTTCTGTTGAAGTCGGTGCTCCGTACCGGCAACGCCAACAACGACATCAACCCCGTCAAGTCCATCGGCTTGCTGGACGAAGGTGCCGCTGTTCTGTCGCGTCTGACCTCTTCCACCGCATGGTGGGTGCAGACTGACGCCCCAGAAGGCTTCAAGCTGCTGATGCGCCGTCGTCTGGAGAAGACCATGGAAGGTGACTTCGAAACCGACTCGATGCGCTACAAGGCCACCGAGCGTTACGATGTCGGCTATACCGACCCACGCTGCGCTTACGGTACCCCCGGTATCTAAGCAAAGCAGGATGGGGGTGAAGTTAAACTTCACCCCTTTTTTCTAACCTCGTCAAACTTTTCATGGAGAACGACGATGCCTCAATTTTCTGATGATCTTTTCATGGGCGCAGGCGCTACGTACATGGGTACGGGCAATGCTGCCGCCACTTCTGTTTTCACTGGTACCATCGCCAGCACCACGCTGACAGTCGTCTCGACTCAGTCTGGTGAACCTTTGGTTGTTGGCCAGTACATCACGGGTTCCAGCGTTACCGCCAACTCGTACATCACTGCAGCCACCGGCCAAAACTCCAGCGGCCAGAACACCTATACGCTGTCTCAGTCGTCCACCGTGTCGTCCAACACGACCATGTACGCCGCTGGCAATGCGTTGCTGGGTGATCCCTCCCCGATGTCTTTGGGTGTTGGCCCTCTGGGTCGCATCTATGTGTACGACATCATTCCCCAGACCTTGCAAGCCGCCAACATCGCAGCATCGCAGACACCCGCAGCCGCTGGTGCCCTGACGCTGACTGCTGGCACTTCGGCACGATCTGTGGTGCGTGCTGATGGCACAACTGTGATCCAGTTGGACGTTCCTCGCGCTGTGTCGATCTTCCTGACCTCTGGCGGTACTGCTCGTACCTACACTGTTTCCGGCTATGACTACTATGGTCAAGCAATGACGGAAAACATCACCACTGTGGCCAACGCAACCACTGCAGGCAAGAAAGCCTTCTACCAAGTGACCTCTGTCACTGGTGCTGGTGGCGGCTCGACAACCGCTGTGACTGTTGGTACCACTGACGTGCTGGGTTTGCCTGTGCGCGTGATTGATGCTGGTTACATCATCAAGGTCAGCTTCGCTGGTGCTCTGTTGCAGAACGCCGGTACCCTGACTGTGGCAGACATGACTGCGACTGCAACCTCTACTACTGGCGACGTGCGCGGCACCTTCTTGCCTACCACGAGCGCATCAAACGGCTCCAACCGCTTGGTCGTGGCTATCGCAGTTCCCGGCATTGCCGTCGGCCCCAACGCTACCCGCGCTGGTGCTCTTGGCGTAACTCAAGCCTAATAGGAGGCCATCATGGGTCAATTCAAACCAATGGTCAAAATGATGACCGACGAGCCTTCAGTCATTCTGAAGCTCAAAAAAGGCGGCAAAGTTGCCAAGAAGGCCGATGGCGGCTTCATGCCTATGGCCACTCCGCAGCCTGCTCCCATGGGCATGCCTGCTCGTGGTGGCGATATGCAAGGCGCTGCTCCTATGCGCCCCGGCATGATGGATCGCATTCGTGCGATGCGTGCGGCTCGTCCTCCCCGTTCCCCAGCGGCTATTGGCGCAATGGGCGGCATGAACCCCAACATGATGAAAAAGGGTGGCAAGGCCATGGCCAAGCATGAGGATGCTGCCCAAGACCGCGCCATGATCAAGAAGGCTCTGGCTGGCAAGAAATTTGCCACTGGCGGCAAGATTGATGCAGTCATGGACAAGACCACCATCAAGGGCAATGCAGGCAAGTTCTTGAATACCAAGGTGATGGACGGCGACAAGAATGACGGCGCCAAGGGCACCAAGGGCGTTAAGTCTGGCAATGCTGGTGGTTACGCTAATGGCGGCACCATCTCTGGCAATGCTGGCAAGTTCTTGAACACCAAAGTCATGGACGGTGACAAAAACGACTCGGCCAAATCCACTGGCAAAGGCGTCAAAATGGGCAATAACGGCGGCTATGCCAAGGGTGGCACCATTGGTGGCAGCAACTGGGAAAACCGGCCTGCTGACACCGCAAAACCCGGCAAATCGGGTGGTGCAACTGGTGGTGTGCGCAATGGCAATGCTGGCGGCTACAAGAAAGGTGGCGCAGCAAAAAAAGCCTATGCCACGGGGGGTAACGTCGTAGACGATGGCCGCGCCGTGGCAATGCCCAAAAAGCATGTCTCTTGTCCTGTAGCAAACAGCCTGCAGTCTGGCACTTTCAAAAAGGGTGGCAATGTGGGCCGCTATCGTGATGGCGACAGTGTGGAATCCGATTCCACCCCATCCAATTCCTCAAACATGAGGAGTTTGGCTCGGGGCGGCAAGGCAAAGAAGTATGAGGCTGGTGGATCCACCAACCCCAATGACAAACTCATTGTGAAAGATCCAAAAGCCGTTGCTGACAAGGCCAGCCGTGAACTTGAAGATGCTTTGAACCCGTTGTCGTTCATCCAAGAGATGTATGGCAAAGCCAAAGACTATCTCAAGCCAGCGCCAAACAGCGTGACAAAAATCGAGAAATCGACGACAGTCACTCCACCCGCAAAAAAGCGCGGCGGTAGCTGCTAAACAAGTAGGGGCTTCGGCCCCTGCTTTTTATTCATAGGTGAATCATGTCCCAACTCGTCGTCTACACAGGCCCAAGCAGCCAATCTGACAATCAACTGCGCACGCAGACTTCTCAACGCTCTGCTGGCTATGACCCGGTTGACAAACTGCGCATTTCCGCGCCTCAAGCGCTGATCGACACTGACTTTGAATATGGCCAACAGCCAACAAAGTGGGAGTCGATCGCCCTTCAAAATTCTCGCCAAAGCTGCTACTACATTCCCCAGCAGCCCTTGACAATCACTGGCGTCACTGGCGCTGGCACCACCACCGTGACCATCACAGGCACTTTTGTCGTCGCGGCAAACTCACTGATCTACGTGCAAAACGCCTCTGATGCCAACGCAAACGGATGGTGGTACACCGTCGCAGGTGGCACTAATACCATGACGGTGATCACCACCAACACGGTGGCATCTGGCAACCAGTACAACGCTGCCCTGACCTATGTGTATCTGGGATACTTCTATTCCTCGTGTGGTATGCCTGTTGGCGTGAACGCCATCACCAACGTGGGCACCACTTGCACGGCCACCACCACCAACCCGCATGGTTTGTCTGCTGGATCGTTTGTCTATGTGACCAACACCACAGCAACCACCAACGCCCCCAACGGCGCATGGGTTGTGGCGACTGTTCCAACGGCCAACACATTCACTTTCACTGTGGCCGTAGCCCCGACTGGCACGATTGCCAACTCTGCGGCTTCCAACGTGATCTATGCCCGTCCCGCTGGTTATGTTGAGTCCCGTTCGTTTGACGGCGGCGTGGCTTTCTCTGCTGGCGCAACTGTGCCCAACAGCCAACTAATCCGCCAGACTCGCCGGTATTTCCGCTACCAGTCTGGCAAGGGCATTCAGTTCTCGACCGGCACTTCAATGTGCCCAGCGCTGTTCACCACCAGCTTGACCTCATCTGGCACCACCGTGACCGTCAGCACCCGGTTTGCGCACAACCTTGCTGTTGGTTGCACGATTGTGGTCACTGGGGCTGATCAAACAGCCTATAACGGCACTTTTACCATTGCGACGGTACCAAGCCCTACCACCTTCACATACACGGCCTTGACGACCCCTTCTGCGTCTCCTGCAACGGGTTTGATCATCAAGGTGAGTCCGACCAACTGGTATGGCTCGTCCAACCGAGTTGGCATGTTCGACCAGCAGAACGGCATGTTCTTTGAGTACGACGGCCAAACCCTGTATGCAGTGTGGCGCAACAGTGTTAATCAGATTAACGGAACCGTGTCTGTAACCCAAGGTTCATCTGCTGTGACCGGCGCCGGCACGCAATTCAGCACTCAACTGCAACCCGGTAGCTTCATTGTGATCCGTGGCCAGTCGTATCGCGTGGTGAGCATCGCAAGCGACACGTCGATGTATATCAGCCCTGAGTACCGTGGCACGACTTTGGCTGGTGCTTTGGTCTCCAAGACGATTGATACCCGTGTCGCTCAGTCTCAATGGTTTGACCCTCTGAATGGCCTTGGCCCATCGGGGTATAGCCTTGATCTGACCAAGATGCAGATGTGGTTCATCGACTTCTCGTGGTATGGCGCTGGCGTGATTCGTTGGGGTGTTCGTACAACAGGCGGAGCAATTGCCTATGTGTACACCCAGCAGAACAACAACCAGCGTTTTGAAGCCTACATGCGCTCCGGCAACATGGCTTCGCACTATGAGTCAAGCGGCCTTACACCAGTCACTTACCTGACTGCCACATTGGCTTCCGGCACTGGATCTGGCGGCACCATCAACGTGGCCGATACGTCTGGTTTCGCACCGTCGGGCAACATCAAAGTGCAGGCGGCAGGTCAGACTGGCGTGGTGGAATACATCAGTTATTCGTCTAAAACTTCGACGACGTTGACCATCAATGCTCGTGCGCAAACTGGCGGTACTGGCTCTGCACAGATTTTCACCTACAGCGCCACGGCTCCGATTGGCGTTGAATATGCATCGCCAGACACTGCGGCGTCCCTGTCGCACTGGGGTTCTTCGGTGATCATGGATGGCCGATTCGACGACGACAAGTCGCTGATCTTCAACTATGGCACGACCACTGCTGTTTCGACGTCCAGCACGACGCCTGTTGTGCTGTTGGCCATTCGAATTGCTCCTGCCGTGGACAACGGCCAGACCGGCTTGTTAGGAGCCAAAGAAATCATCAACCGCATGCAACTGCAGTTGGACTCTCTGGGTATCGTGACCACCGGCAACACCTACCTGATCAACCTGATCCTGAACGGTTACGCTTCTGGCGCTCTGTCTGGCGGTTTTATCGCTCCAATTCAGCAGGCCAACGGCATCACCTCTTCGTTGGCGCAGATTGCTGTGAACACCAATGCCGTGAACGTGACTGGCGGCGAGTCGGTGGCGGCGGCTTATTGCAACGCAAACGGTGTGACCACCTTGGATTTGTCCGGCGTGCGCGATCTGGGCAACTCCATCTTGGGTGGCGGCACCAGCAATACGGTGCCTACCTCGCAGGCTGGTTTCTACCCTGACGGCCCGGACATCATGTATGTGGTGGCCCAAGCGGTGAGCGCAACAGCAGGCACCATCTTGGCCCGTTTGTCTTGGAAAGAAGCGCAGGCATAACATGGGAACGTACTCTTCCGTAACTCGCTCGGGGGCTTTTGAGCCTTTTGAGTTGCAGGTGGCTCGTGGCCAAATTCAAGGTCACACAGCGGTCAACATTTTTGGCTTCAGCACCACAGTCGGATCGACTGCACTTGGGCCGTTATGGGAGGGTTTGACGCTATCTGGGGGGTCTTATGCATACCCCGGCGCCGCAGCCCAGTTGGTGCTGGCCAGTGATTCGGCTTCCGACACGTCGGCTCTCAGCATCCGCATTGATGGCCTTGGTGCTGGCTTTGTTCCGTTGACTGAGACTATTGCGCTGAATGGCACCTCCAACGTCACCACCACAAATTCGTTTTTGCGCATCAATCAGATGTCAACAACGAACGGTTTGAACGTCGGCAACATTACCGCAAAGATCAGTAGCACCACTTACGCCAAGATCAGCGCAGGCATTGGCCAAACGCAGATGTCCATTTACACCGTCCCGGCAGGATATACGTTTTATTTGTCATATCTGCAGGCAGACGCAAGTATTGGCTTCACGTCAAGCAACTACATGAAGTTTGCTGAGTACAACAAGGACAACACCACTGGTGAAATCAATTTGTTAAACCAGTCGACCTTTGTGCAAGCGTTCCAGTTCCCATTCACCTGCCCAGTCCCGCACTTGGAAAAGACTGACATTCAATTTCAGGTTGTGTCAAACACTGGAAGCCCGTTCACCGCCAACATTTATGCTGGCGGCATTTTGATCAAAAACCCGGACTAAGACTATGCCAGCAAAATCTCAAGCCCAGTTCCGCCTCATGAAGGCAATTGAACACAACCCTAAAGTCGCCAAGAAGGTCGGCATGTCTTCGGCCAAAGCAGCCGAGTTCACCGAGTCCAACAAGGGCAAGAAGGCCTACAGCAAGCTGCCGGTCAAGAAGGCTTATGGCGGATCCATGGATGATGATGGGTATAGCCGAGCAGGCACTTCACGCAATCGCTTGGCTCGTGATGCTCGTGATTACGACAGCGACATTGATTATTACAACGATGTCAATGGCCGTGACGATGATGACGATCAACAACAAACCCCTTCTCCTAAAAAACGACTTTTTGATCGCATAGGCAAACAATACGTTGCTGCCAACAAAAAAATCCAAAAGCAAAAAAACGAAGCAAAAGAGGCCAAAGACGAAGACGCCTTGAAAAGGCTCAAAGATCGAGAAGAAAGAATTGGTATTGGATATGTCACAAGGATTGCTCCAATAAGCCATGCTAATAATTCCCAAATGCTCGAAAAAAGAAGAAAAGAGTGGTCTGAAAAAATTGGCAATGGCAAGCCTGCACCGTTCAAATCTGGTGGCAGTTCAAAAAAAACTTGCTGGTGAAATATGAAAAACGGTCTGTACGCCAACATCCACGCCAAGCAGGAGCGCATCAAGAATGGCTCCGGCGAGAAGATGCGCAAGCCCGGAACCAAGGGTGCGCCCACCGCCAAGGCTTTCAAAGAGTCGGCCAAGACCGTCAAAATGAAGGACGGTGGCCCAAGTCTGGCCATTGGTCGTGGCGAGAAGTTGCCTGCAGATCAGGGCGCTGGCTTGACCGCCAAAGGTCGCGCCAAGTACAACCGCGAGACTGGATCGCACTTGAAGGCTCCACAGCCTGAGGGCGGTGCTCGGCGTGACTCTTTTTGCGCGAGAATGGAGCCTGTGGCTCAGAAGAGCGAAAAAGGCAGTCGAGCGCGTGCGTCCATGCAGCGTTGGAACTGCCCCGGATGGTAAGGGAACAACATGGCGTACTCAGGAACAGTCGGTCAAACGGTCATCACGGTTCAAAACCTGATTGACAACGGAGCACGCCGGTGCGGAAAGCTGGCGGAAGAACTCACGTCTGAGCAAGTCCTGAGCGCCAAGCAGTCGCTGTTCTTTGTCTTGAGCAACCTGATCAACCAAGGCATCCAGTACTTCGCCATCAAAAAGCAAGTCTATGGCCTGAACCCTAACCAGTATGAGTATCTGCTACCCGTGGGTGGCAATGACGTCCTAAATGCCCTCTACCGCTGGATGACAAGGCCTACAGGCTCGTATACGTCATCGGCTGGGGGTACGGTGGCCAATGTGGCCGATAGCGACACCACGACCTACTGCCAACAGACCAGCGCCAACGGCAATATCGTGGTTGACTATGGGGCAAACAACCAGTACATCGGCTCAATTGGCATCATGCCCTACGTGTCCGGCGGGGGTACGGCCACATGGAGTTACAGCTTCCAGTCATCGCCAGACAACATCAATTGGACAACCCTGTACACCGCCACCAGCGTGACCGTGACAGACGGCCAGTGGATCTGGCAGGACATCGACCCGGGTGCCAATGTGGAGTTCTACCGCATTGTGGCTTCTGGGGGCACCACCTTGGCCCTGCGCGAGTGGTACCTTGGGGTGAACTCCACCGAGATCACCATGGCTCGTCTGAACCGAGACGACTACACCAACCTGCCCAACAAGAACTTCACAGCCAACCAGCCTTTCCAGTTTTGGCTAAACCGCACCATCCCGCAGGCCACCATCACCCTGTGGCCAACGCCCCAGAATGCGTTTTACCAGATGACCGTGTGGTATTCCAGCCAGATTCAGGACGTCGGCGCTCTGAGCGGCCAATTGGCCATTCCCGACCGCTGGTTGCTGGCCATCCAGAACATGCTGGCTCACCAGATGAGCCTTGAGTTGCCTGCGGTTGATATGGCTCGGATCCAATACCTTGAGGCTCAGGCCGAGAAGTACTTCATCATGGCCGAGCAGGAAGAGCGCGACAAGTCACCAATCTACTTCGCACCCAACATCGGCGTGTACACGAGGTAAGCCATGCCACGCTTCCTCAATACCGAAGGCAATGCGTCCATCGCCATCTTTGTGTGCGACCGATGCAAGATGAAGCGCCCCATCATTGAGGCTATGCCAGACCCCAACTTCCCGGGGCTGAAGGTCTGCCAACAGGGGTGCGCCGACGACAAGGATCCGTACCGACTTCCAGCGCGTAAAACAGAGCGAATCACGCTCCAATATCCACGCCCGGATGTATCATTGGACGACCTCAGTGGTGCCGAAATCCCCTATGGTGGGTATGTGGACAAGACCCCTTGATGGGCACATTGACAAAGGAAAATCATGGCTCAGATAGGCTACACCCCAATCCAGATTTACTACAGTTCCACCACCACCAATGCGCCGGTGGCTGGCAACTTGGCCTATGGTGAGTTGGCCATCAACATCACCGACGGCAAGCTGTTCTACAAGGACAATGCAAACGCGATTCAGGTGATCGGCTACAAGCTGTGGCCCATGACATCGGTGACCGGCACACTTGCCATCGCCAACGGCGGAACGAACGCCACAACAGCCTCTGGAGCGCGTACCAGCTTGGGTGCGACCACGGTCGGTAGCAACTTCTTCACGCTGACCAACCCAAGCGCAGTTACCTACCTGCAGGTCAATGCCGACAACACAATCACCACAATGAACGCGGCGACGTTCCGCTCGGCGATTGGTGCTGGCACTGGATCTGGATCTGTGACTTCTGTCGGCGGCACGGGCACTGTCAACGGGATCACCCTGACAGGCACCGTAACCTCATCGGGCAATTTGACTTTGGGCGGCACCCTGAGCGGTGTCAGCCTGACCACTCAGGTCACTGGAACTTTGCCGGTGGCCAATGGCGGCACGAACCTAACTTCCTACACCGCAAACGGCATCGTCTATGCATCTGGAATTGGAACTCTGGCGACCAGTTCTTCGTTCACATATGACGGAACCAACTTTGCTGTTGGCGGATATATTCGCGGCGCGTCCGTCACCATCACTGGAGCGGCAGGTGGCACGATCACGCCAACTTCTGGCACGACCAACCAGTACACCGTCACCGCCTTGGGTGCCGCCGCTACCTTTGCAATCCCTTCTGGAACGCCTATTGATGGCCAGAAGTTGACTTTGCGCATCAAGGACAACGGCACAGCGCGAGGATTGACATGGACGACATCGGCTGGCGGATATCGAGTTGTTGGTTCTGTTTTGCCCACCACCACGGTCGCAAACAAGACCATTTATGTCGGCTGTATCTACAACAGTGCTGACAGCTATTGGGATGTCGTGGCGGTTACCCAAGAGGTCTAAATGGCAACCAAAACCATATTCATCACCACTACGGGGACAAGCACATTCACTGTCCCTTCGGACTTCCTGTCGCTTGTTTCTGTTGAAACAATTGGCGCTGGTGGTGGATCGGCTGCAAACAACCAAGGTGGTGGTGGTGGAGCGTATGCCGCTTCAACTGCTGTCACTGGGCTTTCCCCCGGTAGCACTGCGTACTACAGTTTGGCTGCTGGTGGCGCAGCCTCTGGAGCAGGTAACGCAAACGATACTTGGTTCAACTCTTACGCAAACACCAACCCAACCACTTTCAGCACCACTGGAACCATTGCGGGAACAACACTGACTGTCACCAGTGGTACTGGCGTTCAAATTGGTCAAGTAATTACTGGTACAGGCGTTACTGCTGGCACAGTGATTACTGCTGGTTCTGGCCTTTCTTGGACTGTTAGCCCATCTCAAACTGTTGCATCAACCACCATCAGTTCCACTGGAACCACGCTTGGGGTTTGGGTTAAAGGCGCTCAAAACTCCGGCCCCGGAGGTACACCAAGAGTTGGCACCACACAATTTAGCGGCGGTGATGGCGGCGCAAAATCAGGTGGTGGCACTTCTTCTGGGGGTGGTGGCGGTGGCGCTGCTGGCCCCGGCGGTGCTGGTGGCAACGGCGCTGCTGGCGGCGTAAGTATTGGCGGCGGCGGTGGCTCGGGCGCTGGTACATCTTCAGCAGGCGTGGCGGGTTCAGGCTCAACTGGCGGCACTGCTCCAACTGGAGGCGGTAACGGCGGCACGGGTACAAATACTGCAAGTTCATCAAACGCTGGCAGTCCCGGCGCTATATGGACTCAAACTTCCAATGGAGCGACTGCTGGCCCGGGCGGTGGTAGCGGCGGCATTACCAACGGAACAACAGGCGGCAGTGTTGGTTTGTATGGCGCTGGTTCAGGTTCTGGTAACACTGGCGGTCAGGGCATCATCATCTTCACGTACACCGCCGCAAATGCAGGCAACTTTTTCTTGATGTTTTGAAGAAATTATTGGGGCAGTACAAATGGAAAATCAGCAAATTTTTAACATGGTTGTGAGCATTGCGGCATTCTTTGGCGGCTGGGTTCTCAACAACATTACTCGGTCGATTGAGCGTCTGGACAGGGATGTGCGCAACATGCCCATGAATTACATCTCCAAGTCTGATTACCACCGAGACATCGACGAGATCAAAAACATCTGCAAGCAGATCTTCGACAAACTGGACAACAAGGCGGACAAGTAATGGAGCCGATTACTACCGCCCTCGCTGCTTTTGCCGCAGTTCAGAAGGCGGTGGAAGTCATCAAAGAGGCCAAAAAAACTGTCACCGATGTGGCCAGCCTTGGCCCCATGATTGGCGGCTACTTTGAAGCCAAGCACACAACAGTCAAAGCATTGAAAGAGGCCAAGAAGGCCGGAGGCTCCAACCTTGGCAAGGCCGTTGAAATCGAACTGGCTTTGCTTGGGCAGGCCGAATTTGAAGAAGAGTTGAAGAATCTGTTCTGGCCGCACTACATGGATGTCTGGGAGAAGATCCAGCAACGTGTGGCGCAGATGAATCAGGAAGACAAGATCGCCGCCCGTGCAGCCCGTGACAGGGCCAAGCGATTGCAAGAGGAAAAAGACGAGATGTTTGAAATCGTCATTGTCGTTCTTGCGATTGTTCTGTTGTTTGGCATGGTCGGCTTTGGCATGTACATGATTTACGACTACCGGCAACCTGTTAAATGGAGTGCAAAAAAATGAACCAGCCTGAGATCAAAGAAAATTTTCTGTATCACTTTGCCTACCTGTGGTCGGTATCCACAATCGGGTATCTGTTCTTGGTTACCTTTGTGACCATCCCGGACAAGAATCAGCGCACGGTGGACACCGCCTTGGGTTTCTTGCTGGGAACAATTATTGCTGGCCTGATCGGGTACTTCTATGGCTCTAGCCACGGAAGCAAAGAGAAGGACGCAACTCTCAAGGATGTGGTCGAGCATGACTTAGAGGAACGCGATGCCAATCCCTAACCCGTGGGTCATCCTCGCTTTTGTGTTGGCGTTGGCTGGCGCTTTCGGATCGGGCTATTGGCGCGGAGGGCACGAAGAGCGCCTCAAACAGCAAGCTGAAATCGCCAAGCTGAATGCCGAAGCGCGTGAGGTTGAGCATGTGATGACGGGCAAGGTAAACGCACTGGCCCAAAAACTGGAGCAAGCAAATGAGACTGCCAAAACTGAAAGCGCTAAACGCAACGCTGCTATTGCCGATGGCACTCTGCGGTTGTCAATCCCCAGCACCGTATGTGCCGCCGCAGGCTCCACCTCTGCCCCCGCAGATAATGAAACAAGAGCCTATCTTGACCCAGAGACTGCTCAGGCTCTTGTCGCCATCACCGACGCCGGTGACGAAGCAATCAGGAAACTGAACGCTTGCATCGACACTTATGATTCAGTTTTTAATTCACAGAAAGGCCAAAAATGAAAGACAACTGGACAAAATCCTGCGACTTGGTCATTGAGTCTGAGGGCGGCTACAAGCTAACCACGATCCCCGGCGACCTTGGTGGCCAGACTTATGCTGGCATCGCCCGTGTTCCCAACCCCCACTGGGAAGGCTGGGCACTGATTGACAAGGGCGACATGCCGCCCAAGGAGATGGTTTGGGCTTTCTACAAAACCCAAGTCTGGGACAAAGTGCGCGGTGATGAACTGCCGGTGGGCGTGGACTATATGGTGTACGACTTTGCGGTCAATGCAGGCATCTCCAGAGCCGTCAAAACGCTCCAGCAGGCCGTCGGAGCGGTCGCCGATGGGGCACTAGGCCCAGCCACGCTCAAGGCCATTGAAGGCTATCCTGCCGAGGAACTGATCAAGAAGTACAGCGAGGTCAAAGAGGCGTTCTACCATGGCATCGTGGCCTCCAAGCCCGAGCAAGTGAAGTTTCTCAAGGGCTGGCTGAACCGAGTGGCTCATGTAGGGATCGTGGCCGACACCATGCTGGCCTAAAACCCTATCCATTTGGCCCGGTCGGTGGGACAATACTGACAACTGAGGACTGAAATGACGACCACAAACTCATGGGTCATGACTTACGACTCGCTGACAAGTTCGGTGCTCCAGTATCTGGAGCGCTCGGACACGGCTGTGGTCAACGCCATCCCCACCTTCATCACCCTGTGCGAGTTTGAGATCGCCCAGAACATCAAGACGCTTGGCCAGATGGAGGTCTTGGACTCCACCATGCAGATCAACAACCCGATCATTCCCAAGCCTGCTCGGTGGCGCAAAACAACCTCAATGACGCTGACAAACAGTGGAAGCAAACAGCCCATGTTCGTGCGCAAACTGGAGTACCTGAACAACTATGCTCAGGACGTCACGGCCACAGGCATCCCGCTGTATTACGCAGACTACGACTTTGACCATTGGCTGGTGGCCCCGACCCCGGACAAGGCATATGCTTTTGAGGCGTTGTGCTACACCCGCCTCCAGCCCCTGTCATCAACCAATCAGACCAACTGGCTGACCCAGAATGCGCCTAACGCCATGCTGTTTGGCACGCTCAAGCAGACCGCGCCATTCCTGAAGAACGACGCCCGTCTGGCGCTGTGGAAGCAGATGTTTGATGAGTCGCTAGCCGCTTTGAAAACCGAGGACACTCTGCGCATTGCAGACCGTTCTGCTGTTGCTGTGGATAACTGATCATGACTACATACACCAACCCCTTCACTGGCCAGACCATCAACCCATCGGCAGTTGGGTATCAGTCTCTGTCCCTGACAGCAAACACTGTCTTGCAGTGGCCCATCAACGGCATCACAGGCACCCCGGCCAGCAACATCATTGATGTGACAGCCACTTCGTCTGGCACAGGCACGGGGTGGCTCTTGGAGTTGCCACCGGCCCCACAGGTGTCCACGGGCCAGTCATTGATTGTGCGCAACATTGGGTCAAACACCTTCACGGTGACCGACACATCGGGCAACACCATTGTGGCTGTGACTTCCGGGGTGGCCGAGTTCATCTTTTTGACCGACAACAGCACCACCAACGGCACATGGGCCA